TTTTAAGTCGTTTCACTCCTGTTGCTATCGCAACGTTCACTGCGTTCACATTAGCTACGCTAATTTAAGGATATCCATATAAATTTGGAACAAATTTATGTGAGTGAAACGAACGATTTTTCTAAGAAAAATCAGGAGCGTAAGCGAGTTTATACTACATAAATATCCGAATCCTTATTAATCAAATCATCAATTAACATATTCTCTTCTAATTTAATTACATTATCTACCATATTTAATCCCTTCTCAATATTCGATACATTGACTTCAGTATTCTCTAATATATCATTATCCATCATCAAGTTACAATAACCAGTACCGCCATTAATCATACGACCAATAATAATACGTGATGATACTGATTTTAATTTATCTGTTTCATTAAATGCCGCCGCATTCAAAAACTGCTCCATCGTCCTTTCAAATGATGCACGTGATAATGGATCTGTATCTTGACGATTAATACCATTTCTATCTACTGAAATTAATGCTCCACTATGTGTCATCACATCTACTAACAAACTAATATGATGCACATTTACATTATTAATTAATTCACCAATTTCATTTATAATTGCATTCCTTACCGCTTCAATACCATAATTTGCATAAATTGAATACATATCATTAGTAATTGTTCTTATATGGTCAATACCAGTAATACTACGAATACCTGACATATTAATACCATCTGTTTGTAAAATATATTGATCTTTGTTTTCAATATCACCATTATCTAAAAATTCAACTTGAGATTGTTTTATTACATCAATACCTGTAATACCTTCTAATCCTTTCAAGTTAAAATCATGTAAAATATAATCTTGTAACTCAATAATCTTATTTAAATCATAATTATTCAAATCAAATCTAATATGAATTACCGGATTTACTTCATTCTCATTACTTGTTAAGATAGCACAATTTACAACTCTGTTAAATACATCTTTCTCCGACTTACTAATTGTCTTACTATTATTAATCTTATCCCTCCAGAATTTTACAAAGTTAATCTTAATATCAAATAATTTTAACTTCTTCGCATATAACATGTCCCGATTAATTCTAAATCTAAACATCCACGGTAATTTCTTAAGCTCTAATTTAATATCATAAATTTGCATTGCTGTCTTAGGATCAATCTTATCCGTTTTTAAGAATCCATTATTCACATCCGGATCATATCCAATATCTCCCTTTATTACAATATCATTTAATGTTAAGTAACTGATATACGATGCAATCTTATACGCACTTTCTTTGTCATATCTGTATTTCTTATCCAAATAAATTGTTAAGATAGGAGTCTTAATTGATTTTGTACATCTCATAATTTCGTTCATTCTCATTACACCTTGTGTACCCTTCTTAATTGTACCAGCTGAATGCTTAGTATTCAAATTCAATTGGGTTGTTCTCTCTCCCATACTCTGTGCACCAAGAATACCAACCATTTCACCTGCATCTACTACTGCTTTATTAAAACTTTTAATAATATTATTCTTTACATTATTTAATAACTCCTTCGTAAATCTATAATCATTAATACACTTTTTAGGTGATAAATACTCATAGATTGAAATCATGAATAAATATTTGTTATTATCTTCCATTTCTTTACGAATATTATTATTAAGTTTACGTTCATCTGCTGTCATACAAAATAATTTCGTATTCTCTGAACTAATTATCTCTTTTATCACTTCTAATACATCATTATATTCTAAATCTGATTTTACTTTATTATCTTTATTAATATACGCATTAATAATACGGAATAAATTTACCGGTAACATAAATACATCCTGTATCGTATTGTAATTTAACTTGGATTTCATACAAATTAATCTTAATTCATCTCTGTATTTAATTAATCTCTTTCCATAATCCTCATTTAATTTCTCTGTTGCCGCTAAATCCTTCTTGTTCTTCACTAATTTCTTAAGCTCATCTTTACTGAAAATTAATTTCTCCCTAATCTTTTCATCATTCATATTAATAATATTAATCTTCACTGGCTTCTGCTTAATCTGATCCAAGTTAGATGCACCATAAAAGTATTGAATAATTTGATTATTAGAATTTCTCACGATACCATCGTAATAGACCATTATATCTTCCATTGCTTTGATGAACTTGCGTTGGATATATCCAGTATCCGCGGTTTTTATAGCTGTGTCAATTAATCCGTCACGATTCGCCATCTGCTGGAAGAAAAACTCTGTTGGTCTTAATCCCTTCACATACGAACTTGATACAAATCCACGTGCTGATGGAGTATCGTCAAATTGATGATAATGCGGTAATGTACGATTATTAACTTTCTTTGCAATACGCTTATTGTTCATGTTAATCTGACCAACTAAACTTGCAATGCTACCTAATTGTTCTACTTTACCTTTAGAACCAGAATCTAACATCACAAAGAAATTATTGCTTGAATCTGTAGCATCTAATACTATCTTACCCATATCACCTGCATGTGCGGTTAACATAGTGCCGATATTCTCTTCAAAAATACTTTCATCTAATAATCCAGGATGATTCTCCTGTTCTGTAATTAAATGTTTTACTTCTACCATTAATTTATTTGTCTTCTCTCTGACTTTCGATAAAATACTATCATCAATAATACAATCTTTTAATCCAATTGAAAATCCTTTTAATTGTAACCACGATAAAATTACTTTTTGTAAGTTATCAATAAAATCACGTGTAATTTCACCACCATATTGGTCATAAATAGTTCCAATAAATCCATTGGCATCATTTAATGTTTTTACTCCTACTTTACCAGAAATAAATTTACCATGTTCTACTTTGACTTTAGTATCAAGATTAATATTTGGAAGTAAATAACTCATTAATTCATAAGTATCCATTTCTTTCTTAGGAACTTTCGTAATATCAATATTTTCAGTATTCATTAATGTTCTCATTACACGATTCCATGTTAATGGTTGATTCTTTTCTGTAAATAAGTACGAACCTAATACACCATCTTGTACTAACTGAATAATAGGTTCCGTATTTCTTGGCGAAATAATTAAACTTGTCACATTCGCTAACATCGATAATTCTACTACTGATTGAATAGTTTGTGGAACGAATACATTCATTTCATCGCCATCGAAATCAGCATTATAAGGTTTACATGCACTAGGATTCATCCTAAACGTTGTAAATTTATCGTTGAGCGATACTTTAACTTTATGACCCATCATACTTAATTTGTGTAAACTAGGTTGACGATTAAATAATACATAATCTCCGTCTACTAAGTGACGTTCTACAATATCACCAAATTGAATCTTCATCGCACGAGTTCGATATCTAATATCATACGATACACCTTTACGATTAATAATCTTAATAATACCTGGATATTTATCACGACCATTCGCTACTAATTTACTTAGATATTCATAATTATCTGGTGTTACTACTTCAGGAAATGGAATACTCATGGCAATCTTTAATGGAATACCAACTTCATCAATACCAATAGTAGGATCGGATGTAATTACTGCACGACCAGAACCTTCTACACGTTTACCGTTAAGATTTTGACGAATACGACCTGTCTTACCAGAAATACGTTCTGAAATAGACTTGGTTGGACGACCACCTGTTTTCTGTTGTGAAACAGGTAAATTAATATCTTCATTATTATAATATGTTGCAATTTGATATTGTAATTGACGAATATAATCTTCATTATATTTCATATCTTCACCAGTTGCAGCTTCTTTATCCAATAATTTTCTTACTTTAATATTATATTTAATAATATCAGCTAACTTATGCGTTAATGTATCTTCTGAAACACCTGAAGATAAAAAATCTTTCTTAGCAGGAGGACGAATTGCAATAGGTGGAACTGGAAAATTAATAATAATCATATCTTCTGGTCTAGCCTTAACTGTATCAAATCCCATAATCTGGTAATCTAAATCAGATACATTCTTCAAAATATTATACACTGTTTTTGGTTTAAGAATTTCAATAACTTTCTTTTTACCAAGAGGATTACCACCATCTTCTTCTGAAACTCCTGATAATTCAGTTTCAGCTTGTATTAAAATACTACCAGACGTATTACCAGTATTTACAATCTTTTTAGTAATAACAGGTACAGGTGAACCACATGCATAATCTGTTCGTTGACAATATTTAATTCCAGATGTTAATTTCTTAATTTCAGCAAATCTAACTTTACCATATTTATTACGAATCACTTGATTAATTTCATCAATAGATTTATTAATTAATAATTTTGAACATCTAATACAAATACACGCCATAATACTTTTAACTGTATTGATAAATCCCATATGCCATACCGGTTCTGCTAACTCAGTATGCCCAAAATGACCTTGACAGTTTTTATATTCTAATCCACATGTAGCACATAACATAGTACTATCAGCTGTTCCTAATCTTGGATCTACTAAACCTCCTCTCTTTGGTTCTAATAAATCATATGTTTCAGCTATATTAATACCATAGGTATCGTTTACAACGGCAGACGCTCGTTTGATTTCATCATTGCCATATAGAGTGAATTCAATTCGATCAATATTAGTGATTTCGTCAAACCTTTCTGTCATATTTTATTTACAGATTGTTATTTTTAAATAAAATATTAAATAATTCAATTATCAATTTTATATTATTATGTTTATTTTCTTATATTACTTAAAAAGAAATCAATATTCTTGAATAAGAGTAAAATGACTACTATTTCAGTAAAGAAAACTGTAAATGCAACAGAATCGCCGATTCCTCCGGAAATTAGAAATTCTCCATTATTAAATACACCTTGGCATTTATGGTATCATCATGAATTAGATAATTGGAAAGTAGATGGTTATCGCAAAATTTATACAATTAACTGTATTAGAGATTTTTGGGATTTACATAATAATATTGAATATATCGGAGGAATTAATAATCAAAATTTCTTTTTAATGCGTGATGGTGTTAATCCTATATGGGAAGACCCTAAAAATAGAAATGGTGGTTGTTGGTCAATTAAATTAATGGAAACTCACCGTAATTCAACCATTTGGCAAAAACTTGCATTAAAAATGGTATGTGAAAATATGTTTAAAGATCCTAAACATGATGAATTAGGAGTTATTACAGGATTATCAATTAATTTAAGAAATGCGAATACAACAATTATTAAAATTTGGAATAGTGATACTAAATTTAATTCTAGCAAATTATTAAATGATGATATTACTAAAGATTTTGGATACAATATTATCTATAAAAAGAATAATGTAGAGTATTAGATATTAGTTCAAATTAAATTTTTAATTATACAAAAATTTAATTTATTTTTTATTTTTCTTAATTTTAGCACTTTTATGCATTTTACTTGTATATCCATTAGGGTTTGATCCTGGTGGTGGTGGTGGCTCTTTAAAAGCTACATTTGTTTTTGGATCTGCTTTTACTTTAATTTCATCTGAAATTAAATTTGTATATGGTACATCTAATAAAGTAGTATCAATTGTAGTATTCGCATTTTGATTAATTAGATTATTTACAGTTAATACAGCTCCTAATTCTGCTGCAGATGGACCATTATTATAGGTACTATTTTGGAAAGCTTTTGCAATAGTAGCTGCAGGTGTATTTGCAATAATTGCTTTTTGAATATTTTTACTATTTTCAAGATGCTCAGCTGTTAAACGACCTGTTTTAAGATCGAAAACTTCTTTTGTTAATGGTTTATAATCAGGTTCACCAGCACAATCTACCTTAGAACATGGATCATCTGCATCAAGTAAATCCGCAGGTTGTACATCATCTCCAGATACACTTTTTGTAGATGATCCTGGGGCACGTGCTGATTCTTTTATTGTAGCATTAAGAGCATCAACTGTTTCTCCACCTGTACTACATCCTAATTTTTCTGGTCCAGTAAGACCAAGATTTGTGTAATAATTTGGATTATCATCACCTGAAGATAATTTTTTTGTGAGTACACAACAACATCTGGGAATAATTGCAAAAAATTGTGATGCTGTCGTTAATTTATGTGCCCTATCTCTTTTACTTGCTGATAAAGTACCAAAATGCTCAATATTTGTAAATTGTTGTACATCATTATTATTACTTGGACATGCTGTAGCTCCTTTACATCCACATGGTGTAATTTTACTACATGGCTGAATTGCTGAACAAAAATTATCTACTGTTGGTTTAAATGCAGGTGTGCGTAATGTGGCAACTAAGTCTAAAAATTCTTTTTGTTTTGCAGGTGTTGTTTTTCCCGATGCTCCTGGTGCATTTGTATCTTTATAAAAATATGTATCATTTCTTATTAAATAAAAATTATATAATCCTCCTTTAGCCCAATCTAACATTGAAAATCCGGATCCTTCAATAAAAGGAGATTTTTTAAATGTTAATTCATATTTAGAATAATTGTATCCTAAATATACTAACACTAATATTAACAATATATATACTATTAAACCAGGTGTTGAACCGATTGTAAATTTATATAATGTATCTTTTGCTATTATTTTTTTAACAATTGGAACAAATAAATCACAATCTACGGCACCTCCTGACATAGATTGATTATTTTGTAAATTCATATAAATAAAACCAAGTATTAATATTACTAAAACTAATACTGTTGTATTCCTATTAATTAAACTATTATTCATAAATTAATTTTTGAAAAAAACTATTCAAAAATCAATTTATTATTTTCATATAAATTTTATACACTAGGTAGGTGTTCCTGGTTTTATATATCCTACTGTTCCAGAAGGACATGATGGATGTTGATATCCTGGTTCATTGCAACAATCACATGGTGAAACAAGTGTGCAAAATGAATTTCCGTATGTAGCATATTCTCCATCTGAAAATGTTGTTTTAACTAAATCATATATTGCACTTTCATCATCTTTAATTTTTTTATCTTTTATATCATTTACATCTTTTGCCCATTGATTTAAGAAATTTTTTATATAATCACTAAATGAATATTCAATAACTGTTGTATATATCATATATCCTCTAATTACAAATATTATCATAAATATTAAAAAGAAGTAAAATAAATATCTAAATTTATACATCATTGGTATACATTCACCTGGAATTGCTTCTGATTTACCACCACCTGACATTGATAATCTAAAATTATCTGGTAAATTCATATATGCATAAGATAATCCTAAAATAATTAATAATAATATTATTGACATATTTGAAGATATTTTTCTATTCATATAATATTTTTTGATAATTTTCTATTAAAAAATAATATATTTCTTTTATCCTGAACTACTACTCGATTCTGAAGAACCATCTGATGATAATAACGTTGAATCAGATGACGATTTTTTAGATGAAAATAATGAAGATATCTTTTTTATAATCCATTTTATCGCTCTTATTATCGCATCATACTTGATTATTGCAAATAGTAATAATAACATTATAAAAAATATTAAAAATATGTATCCAAGATTTACATCCATAGGATATGAACCAGGTGATGATAGTGGTATTAGAGATTCTGAAGGCGATGGATACATACTTGGGGCATACCCAACACTTGATAAATATTCATATACCTTATTTTGTACTTTTGTAATAGTAGAACTTTTATTCTTTGACATATTTGGTATTAAATGTACTATATATTCTAAATATTTTTCATATATAGTTTTATTATTATCTGTTGGTATATTAAATTCTGATTTAATTACTTCACCATAATTTTCAGGAAATTTATACCTATTATATAATTTATATCCAATTATAAAAATTAAAATAACTACTATTCCTAATAATATATTTTTATCCATATTATTAATAATTAATTTTTATTTAATTAATATCCAGGTGTATTAATTGGAACTACAGCATTACATATTGATCTAAGTTTTTTATCTTCATAATATTCATTTATAAATTGTGTTTTTTCATGTTTATCCATCATTTCATATTCATCTAAAAATATTTTAATTTTTTGTTCTCGTGATAATAATAATCCTTGTGATAATAATCCATTTGCAATTATTAATATCATTATTATAAATCCTAAGATTATACATAATAATCCTGCTCCTGTCATTCTATACTATTATTTAGTATTTCTTTTTTTACTTTTCCTTTTTTTACTTCTTTTTTTACTTTTTTAGGTTGATTCTCCTTTAATTGACTAAAATATGAATAACCCTGTAATAAACAATCAGCTAAATCATCTTTCTTACTATACCCATTAATAAAATTTCTCCATTCTTCCGTTATTATACTTCTACAAAATTCAATTGATTTTTTCTTACCATCTGCATATGATAATTTTTCTGGTTTTATTTCTACTTTTACTTCTGCTTGTGTTACTTCTGCTTTTTCTGTCTTATTCTCATCAATTAAATAAAATTTGCTCTTTCTGCTAGGAGAAATTAATTTTATATTTTTTGCTTCTAGTGATTTTGCATCTACTACTTTTCTTATTAAAAACCATGCGTATAATGTATCGGCAATTGCTTTCATTTTAGGATTCTTAAATGCCGGCTGATTTTCTATTAATACAACACTAAATTCCTGATATTCCATTTTATCTAATTTCTCTATTAATTTTAATTTTAATATCTCTGTTGCATCATCACCACTATATAATTTAGGTCCATGTGTTTCACACATATATTTATTCTCTATATCATATTTTCCTTTATCATGACACCCATCTACATAACAAAAATGCTTAATCCTAATCTTCTTACAATGTTCTACACAATAATACTTGCTATTAAATAAATATGTCCCATCTAAACTACAAAAACTACATTGCTCCAATGATAAATTAATAATTCCCCATTGTTTAATAACTAGTTCTACCGGCTTATTTTCTTCTTTAGTAAATTCTGATAAATTATATGCTAAATGTTTGATTCCCACATCCCATGATAAAATACGCATATTAATACAGTATATTTATTCTTTATAATAAACTTCGCTTTGCTGCGTCTCACTTCGTTCGTTTGCTTCGCAAATTCGCTTCGCTCAGTTCGTTTCACTCACAGTAAATGGTATCGGATAAGTGAGTATAGCGAACTGAGCGTTAGCGAATTTTTGCAAAACAAAAACGAACGAAGTGATACGGATAAATTTAAATTAATTTAAATTTATTCCTAATTATGAAATAATTACGGAGTTTTGCATAGCAAAACGTAGTTTAATAATGTTTTCTACATACTGCTCGATATAAATTTTCAGCTCCTACTTCTACTATTTTATTATTATTTATTATCTTTTTACTAAATATTGCTTCCGAAAAATTATCCCCCGTTTCTTCTTCACATTGTTTACAAAATGCTGTTAAAAATACAATATCATCTACATGCGGGATTAATTTATATAAATCTCCAAATAATTCTTTTTTTGCACATCCATTCAATCCTGCTATATGTACATTTTTAGTTTCACACCATTCTAATGCATATTGATATAAATCTTCAAAAAATTGTCCCTCTTCAATTATAATAACATCATAATCTTTTACATATTCTGATATTTCTTCTAATTTAACACAAGAAACGCATGGTTCTGTTCTACCATCATGAGTTACTAACTTTGATTCAGTTGAATACCTATTGTCCATACTTGGTTTTACAATAAATACTTTCATTTCTTTCTTCTTATAAATATGAATATAATGAAGTAACCTTGTACTTTTGCCAGAAAACATAGGACCCATAATTAATTGTAAATAACCTGGCATTTTATACTAATAATCTTATTCATTTATTTTAATAATATATCAATTTTTTTAGAAAAAATGAAATTACAACTTTTATTTAAGTTAAATTTGTTACTTAAAGAAAAACGGATATTATATATAAAGAATTAAAATATCACAAATGGAATGGATCAACAGCACTCATACAGGCGAAACTGCATTAATACCGCAGATTTCTATTTCTACAATAACCACAACATTAAAATTAAATTGTACTTTTAATCTTGTTGACATATTTAAATGTGTTAAATTAGATGCCAATAAAATTATTGGATTTAAGTGCAATGGCTGGGTTAAAATTAAGTTAGGTCAAAATATTACTTATCTTCCACCTGCTACAAACGATGAAGGTAGTGATGATAGCGATGATGATGTTAAAGAAGTTGTAATTGGTAAAAAAGTTAAGAAACTTCCATCACATTATAATGAAATCAAAAACTTTTACAACAATTTAAAGATTAAGCGTAGCAAACATAAATTCTTTAATCAAGTAACAGCATATATTAAATTAGGTACTGACCGTTATATTAACGTAAAAATTTTCAAGAATGGTTCATTACAGATGACTGGTATTAAAAAAATCAGTGAATGTAATAACATTATTAATCTTTTATTAGATGAAATTAAAGTTCCTATTAATTCTAACACATTACTCGCTCTTCCTACTGGATCACTATTGCCTGAATTTATTACTGCTAAATATGAAGCAAATAAGATGGTAGAATTAATTAAAAAGACAGAGGATTTGAAAGTATCCAGTTTTAGCATTCGAATGATTAATAGCAACTGCAAAGTTCCTTTTAAAATTAATCGTGATGCTCTATTTCAGATTTTAAAGACTGAGAAAATTAAATGCAGATATGATCCAAATAGTCATGCTTGTGTAAATATTAGGCATGACATTACAGAAAATGACAAAGTTTCTATCTTTGTTTTCCAATCTGGAAGTATTATTATTACTGGTGGTAAAACGATTAGTGATATTAATAGTGGCTATCATTATATTATGAATTTAATTTCAAAACATTATGAAGTAATTAAAAAGAAAGATTTGGATGAATATATTCATTCATTAAAAAATAAGAAAGATGAAAATGAAGATTCAGAAGATAATGAGGAAAATCAAAACATCATTAATAATCTTGCTTAATTTTTAATATTTTCTTTTGCGCCTGTAACACTGTTTGGATTACCTGTACCTACTTGAATAATCTCATCGTTACTAAATTGGTTGAAAAAGCTGTCAATTTCGCTATTTTCAACTACATTACTATTTTCTTTAAACATTACATTATTAATATATGGGTTATTGAATTCCATATCTTCTGGACTATAGTTAGGATATGTAGATGGAATATTAATGTTCTTTTGTTTCTGTACAAATGGTAAGTAACCTGTATTAGATTTCAATGCATTACCCATCATCATTGTATATGGCACTTGTTTGAGACCTTGAATACCTTGTGTTGACGCATTAGGTGGTTGGTATGCATTTACTTTAGTAGGTGGTAATCTTTCTAATAAGCTTTGTTTATTATCACGGAAATACATATTTCTTTCACCTTCACCTGTTGATGTTGCACTGACACCATCTACACTACCTAATGTACCCATGTAATTGGAATTGGTATTAATACGATTAGTTGACATTTGTTGATATAATGACATATCACCTGCACCTACACTGCCACCATTACCAACAACACCTCCGTAATTAGAATTTGTGTCAATACGATTAGTTGACATTTGTTGATATAATGACATATCACCTGCACCTGCACTGCCACCATTACCAACTGTTCCCATAAAATTATCATTTTGGTTTGTTCTATTAGTTGACATTTGTTGATATAATGACATATCACCTGCACCTACACTACCACCATTACCAACTGTTCCCATAAAATTATCATTTTGGTTTGTTCTATTAGTTGACATTTGTTGATACATTGACATATCACCTGCACCTACACTACCACCATTACCAACAAGACCTGTATAGTTGGCATTTTCATTTGTTCTATTAGTTGACATTTGTTGGTATTTTGACATATCACCCGCACCTACACTACCACCATTACCAACAAGACCTGTATAGTTGGCATTTTCATTTGTTCTATTAGTTGACATTTGTTGGTATTTTGACATATCACCGGCACCTACACTGCCACCATTACCAACAAGACCTGTGTATAATGCATTCGCTGTAGAACGTTGAGTAATGTAATTATTATAAGATCCAAGATCATTATTAGGCACATTGGGTGATGTTAAACCACCGCTTTCTAAACCAGGTAATACTCTATTAAATGGTGTATGTGTCTTACCAAAGTTTTCAGATGATACATTAAATTGTGAATTGACTGGACCAACACCACCTTGTTGGAATTCTTCTTGTAAACCACGATGAGATTGGTCAAAGTTCCAGTGACCAAGATCAGTAGGTCCTTGTACTTCATAGAAATTTGGCATAACACCATAATCTTGTGATAATGTACCATATGTAACTGGTTTCTTATTAACTACACGACCAATGATTGCACTCTTACCATAACCACTATTACCTTTAATCACTGGGAATTGTCCTGAAATTTGAGGATTATCCAATCTACGTAATTCATCAATTGTCTTAGTAGGTGGCATATATGGATCATGGAAACCAACTTTACCATCTTCATACGCACCAAGGTTAAGACCAGGTGTAACTTTAACATCATCCATTGGTTTATCATTACGTCTTTCTTTGCCTGAAAAATATCTGTCTTGTACTAAATCTGTTTGTACTGGTGTACCACGAGTATATGATTGTAATGGAATTGGTTGATAACCTGTTCTAAAACCACTACCATCAAAATTTTCAGTATTTGATACTTCTCTCTTAGAAAAATAAAATCGTGATGAACCAGTGTAAACATCTAATCTTTGTTCCATATTTCTAGCACTTTCTTCTGTAATTAACATTCCTTTGTCTTTAAAGAAAGGTTGCATATTATTATGAATTAATTCATCTTTGTTAAAAATTTTATATGTCATATCATCATCATTTTTACTAAATGGTGTCCAATTTTCAGGTAATGTTAATTTACCATTATTCGATTCAGCCGGTCCTTTATTTCTATTAATTGCCATTGAACTAAATTGTTCATCTAATGATGTTAATTCATTTGGTGGCGCTTCCATCAAGTTTTTATCATATTTATATAATGTTAACATATCATCACCTTGTGAATTGTTCATGTATTTAGTTGATGATAAGTACTTGTTTTCTGTATCTAAATCATATACTCTTTTATTAAATAAAGTTGGTATAATATTTTTATTATGAGGATCATCAGATAATAATTTCTTTTCTTTAGTGACTTTATCCATTGCATCTTGAACTCTACCTTTTTGATCAAAACCATTAGATGGTTGAGAAATTACTCTATCTACATATACATCTTCTTCAATGGTTTCTTCTTCAAATTCATCATCAGTATTATTCTTGAATCTTTCACTAATATATTTTCCTGCTAAACCAAATAAGCCGATAGCTAATACTTCCATATTATTATTTAGTAATAAAAAATAATATAAATAAATGTAAATAATTTATAATCTATAACTTCCCATTTCTGTTACATTATTTTTTAATGAAACTACATTTCTAAGATTGTTCATAGATTCTTCTAATCCTAATTTAACATCATATCTAGAACTTCTTCCAAATCTATTATTTCCTGTGCTGTCAGCACTGCCATTAAATACCCATTCTCTAGGATCAATAATAGGTCTAAATGTTACATCATACGCTGTTTGACGGAAATTTTTGTTATCAATATCTAAACGTGTATTTTCTAAATCTAAAATTGTATTACATTCTGTAAATTTAGGAGTTAATTGACTCGCTTTTTCTATTAATCTTTGTCTCTTTTCGGCTAAAGTATTTCCAGATGTGTATTTTGTATCACTCCAATCTCTAGCAAGGGATGATTCAATATCTGTACGCATCGCTCTAGTACCATAATCAAATTCCCCTGAATCGTAATTTCTATCGGCACGAGGGCCATTTCCTGAAAAGCATTTGGAGTTATTTAATGCAGTATCAGGATCAATAGTGTAGTAACCGGGTCTAACTGTTTGTGTTGTTAATTCTTCTTGGAATAACGCATCATATTTGTTTCTAGAGTAAATACCAGACATTCTATATAATTTATAAACAGAAAATTTAAAAATTATATTTTAATTATACATTATTATTTTCATTTAATAAAACTCCTGGTGGTAATATTTTATTATCTATTAATGAATTTCTTCTCATTGTATTTGGAATAATCTTGTTTTCTGTTTCTAATAATATATTTTTATCTATGTTATTTAAATAACCAGTTGTATGTTCTAATTGTCCACATATATCTGGAACATCAAATTTAGGTATTTTACCAAATTTCTTATTACATAATTCACGTATATCTTTTGGTATTGTTGTATTGTGTTCTGATATATGATTTATATCATCTCTTATATATTTTAAAAATGTTCCACAATCTCTTCTTCCAACCCATGGTAATGAAACCTGTTCTACTATTTTTCTTGAAATAATCCCCCATTGTTGAGATGATTGTTTAAAATTATTTGCCATCGTTATCCAATCAAATTTATCTTGTAACATACTAATTATACTTATTCCTACTGATACACATCCTAAAATAGTAGATGGTGGTATATTTGATAGTTGTTCTGGTGTTCCTACTATTAAATTAGCAATACCATTTAATGCAATTGAAATATTTACAATAATTGACATACTAGTAGCTCTAAAACTGTATCTGGTATATGATTCAGTATGCATCCATTCAAAACATTTGGCATTATCTGCCCAATTTTCTAACATTGTATCTATCGATTTATCCCATTTTAAATTAGGATTTGTATCTTCTTTTTCATCTTCTTTATCTTTATCTGACATATCAACTATAAATTTTTATTAGAAATTTATAATTCATTACATTTATTTAAATTGTTTCATGTTAGTTGGTACAATTTCACGGTCGCTTAATCTTGGTACCGCTACACTTGGATATTCACATTTATTTTTACCTTCAGGTGTGCAAGCTTGAAATTTCTTTGTAGCACATTTAGAACCTGGTAAATTAATTAATAATAAATCACTTTCAATTTCAACTCTACGTTCTTTGCTCTTTAATGTGTAAGGTAATTTCGCACCTGAATTTTGGCTGCTGCTTATTGTATTTTCATTATATGGTAAATAAATTTCATATAATTCTGGATTTTTTGTTTCAACTGTGTATTGTTGATATGCGCATTCGTCGTATTTTAATCTGTCAAATATTCCTGCCATTTTTTATTCTTATATAATATAAAAATAGAAAAAATTAACCCCTTAATTTAAAATTTAAATATCTGGTATCTTCACCTCCTAAATTACGGAATACTGGTAATGCAGTTAAATAATATGGTACATCCGCAATTCTTTCCGAATCTTTCACCCAAATTCTAAAATCATTATTTCTTGTTTGTTCTCCTAGATAAACTTTTTCATAATCATTTGGATTTCCAAAACCTCTACCTAATACTTTATTGGGAGGTGGCATGTGAGATGATAAATCTACATTTTTTCTTCTGTGTGTTGATCTAAATGTGTAAAATTCACCTCTGTCTTTTACTCTGTCATATTCTTGAATAATTCCTCTTAATACATCATTATTCGCATCATAATATGTATCTTTGTCTGATTGAAATTCATTGGAATTAATTTGACCGAATGATTCAGTATTTCTTTGATTGAATGTTTCAATGGTTCTGCTATCATATGGTTTCATATCCGCAAATGTTTGAGATAATTTTGGCATATTTGTTTCAATAATTTCTTTCTTTTCTGTATTAGTTGTGCTAAATAATAAACTATTTTCATTACCTACATTTTGAGGATTGTGATTTCTATTTGTTGGAATAAATCCTACTGTTTTTGTAGCACTGTTAATCGGTAAATAGCTACTGTTAGCATTTGGATTCTCTTTGCATTGTGTGCATGAATCTTCTGCCATTGTATTCATATTTTTAGTATAATCCATATATTTAAGCTTTTCTTCTTGGCGGGGCATAATATATTAAGACAAGAAAATAGATATTATAAATAAATATAAAAATGGATAACTTTTTTGAAAAAATTTTTTCCGAAGATCCTAAACCTCCTAAATCAATTTCTCTTGAAATTGACGTTCTAGAAAATGAAAATCAAACTGAAACTCAAATTTCTGATATCTTTGAAATTTGTTTACACATGTTCGTCTATGGAATAAAACATAAAAATTTAGATTTTACACCAGAAAATTTAGCATTATTAAAACAATACTTTAATAGCGTTTCTCTCGATTTTATTATTGAAGTAGAAGATTTTGATACTATTTTATTTAATGATATTCGTTATACTCAACGTTATTGTACTATTGACCCTGATTCATTTACTATGGAAGAACCATTATTTATTACAAATGCTAGAGTTTTTACTAGAACTAAATTACCTGAATGGATTGCTACCTATCAATTAGAATATGAATCAATGTTTTTTATATGTTTTAATTATATCTAAACTACGTAATTATTTCATAATTAGGAATAAATTTTAAATAAAATTTATCGTCTCACTTCGTTCGTTTGCTTCGCAAATTCGCTACGCTCAGTTCGCTATGCTCACTTATCCGATACCTTTTACTGTGAGTGAAACGAACTGAGCGAAGCGAATTTTACGAAGTAAAACGAACGCAGTTTAATTAAATAAATTAACTATATCTATATACCACTTATACATATCAATATGTGCATAATTCATAAAATAGTCTGATAGCTTCACTTGAATCTCCTCATTAATCATATTTAATATTCCAAATATGATTAAGATGTTTTCAACTTCATCTTGCATAATCTTCATGATTTCATCTGCTGTTACATTATTTACATCATACTTATTCTTGTAACCATGAAGAGGAATATTTTGTATCTTCCGACGATATTCTGGCTGGAGATCCCCAATAATCTTCTTATACTCTCTAATATAATGATTCTTTGCAAAAACATATATCTTAGGATTATCTTTATGCTCCAAAAGTTCCTCTGGTGTATATAACATAATATTATGAAAATTACCATACTTGTCACAAATTGGCTTATACTTTGTCATATCTGTACTACAATTACAATCTTCACCATAAGTAATATCAAATAATACTCTCTCTTGAATATACTTACGATATTCATTACTCCTAAGAGATAATTCTGAATATATTTCGTTAAAAATTTCTGTCAAAGGTTCACCTGTATATCGTTGAACAACTAACTGTGTATTAGTTCTAATTGCCACATTAGTAATACCTAACAATTTACGATTATAATCAACTATATCACTAATCACAATAATTTCAATTCGATTATCATATGATGCCCAAATATTTAATCCTGCAAAATTATTAAAATTAAAGTCAAAATTCTTAGATGCAAAATATACATGTAAGAATTCAATACAGTGTGCAAACTGTGGATCAATATGAATCATCCTAATAGATTTTTTTGTATTATTAATAATATCCATCATAAATACTGGAATTATTTGGTCTATTTCAGGAATAAAATCATTTAAAACAGTAGTACGAGGTGCACTACCAATTGCAAAATATGTATATTCCTTTGGCTTCTCCTTCATTCGCTCAACAAGGGGTCTCCAAAACGAAGCCATCTTTTTAATTATTTTAAACTATTGATTCTGATTTTTTTTTTCAATTTTTATGATATGAGTAAAAAATTAATTCAAAATCTTCATAATACATACGTCAGAATTATGCCTAGTAAAACACATGGTGTAGGTGTGTTTGCTATAAAAGATATACCAGTTGATGTTTCTCCATTTGAATATGCTATAAATAAATGTGGATTAGATAAATTCACTAGAGTGCATAAAGATAAATTAAAAGATGTTGACAAAAGTGTTATTAAAATATTAGATGATTTTTTAGGTACAGACGAGAATGGTTATTATGATATACCATCTCAAGGATTAAATAGTATGGATATTTCATTTTATATGAATTATTCAAGTAAACCTAATATAGATATAATTAATAATAATAAATGTAATTTTGTTGTTTTCAAATCAAATAGATTAATAAAAAAAGGTGAAGAATTATTTATAGATTATAATAAATATAATTAATTAATTAATAAAGAAACTTGGAACCTCACAATTAATATTCACATATTTACATTTCTTATTTGAATCATAATATTTTAACATCTTATTTATATCCCCTGGATATATCTTTTCTTCTTGATAGTAATTTAATTGTAATGATTTCCTATCAAATAAATCTGATTCATTTCTATATAAGTTACTCTGAAAATTTTCATCTTGAACCATTGGGTCGGTGGGACATGCATCCATGTGATCATTTTCCATTAGCGTATTACCATAGGGATTATCTATCGACGATGGACGACAGGGTTTTGGTTTTGGTGTCTTTTTACTAAAATATACAAGTCCTGAAAATGTTGCAAATACTATTCCAAGACCATTATTCCCATATAAAAACATTATTAAACTAACATACAATGCAAACATTACTAATCCATCTCTATCTGTTGGATCAAAATGTAATAATTTTTTAATATCAATCTTTTCCATTAATATTAATAAACATAAAATTCAATATAATTAACCAAGTTTCTGATTCTGTAAAAATGATTCTAAACTCTTCATTTGCTCATCTGTAATATTACCTTTCGCCTTGTCTTTGCCAATTTGTGACATCATTCTTGATGTAAATCTACCAATTAATTCTTTTACTGAAATAGTTGTACCATCTTTATACAATTTAGATTTCATTAACGTATTTGATAATTCTTCGTTCTTGTCATCTTTAATAATTTTTGAACCAGCTATCATATCATAAATACTTAATGTACCATTTTCAACAAATTCTTGTAATTTATCTTGTGCTTTTTCAATAGCAAAATCTAAAATTGTATCCATTTTATCTTTACCATCTGCTCTATCATAATCTTCTACTAATTTACTAATAATTTCTAATAAATATTTCTTTCCCTTTTCTCCATCACCTTTTACTGCTAATTTATCAATAATTCCATTAATATCGATTTTATCTAATCCAGTTGATGAAATAATATTTTTAATTTTATCTGGCGTAATACTCTTAATATCTTGAAATTGAGATACATTAATACCAGTAAAATCAATCTTGTCTAATCCAGATACTGATAAAAATTCTGTTAATACCGATGAATCAATCTTTGAAATTACATTACTAATCCTTTTTACATCAATTGTTCCCTTCTTCTTTCCTAATCCGTCTAATTTATCTAGTAACATATCAATCTGAATTTGTTTTTTCGTTTCCTGTCCATCTAATATAATTAAATGTATCATTTGAATTGTTTCCCAAATAAAACTATTTAATTCTTCATCAATTTTACTATCAAATAAATTATATAAATTAATTTTAGGAATAAATACTAATTTATAATTCTTATGAAATAATAACTTTTCACGATTTAATAAATATTTAAATAACTTTTCATCATTAGATACTTTTTCAAAAAATTCTGTTATTTTTGCATCTACATTAAATGTTTTAATATCAATATCAATATCTACTAATTTGAATTTATTAAAACTTTCAATAAACTCAGTATATCTCTTTTTAGCTAATTCCGGAATTGTAACAACCATATTATATGATATGAATAATATTATAATCTTTAAATCAAAACACGATTTATTCTATCTCTTATGTTTATTAATCATTCTTATCAATCTAATTCTTTGTTCATTATTTTTTTTCTCTGTTTCATCAACGATACTTGTAGTAACTTCTGTTTCATTCAAAATTAATTTATTTGTTGTTGCTCCTTCAAAACTCTTTTCTGTATTTTTATCATCTATAAATGTATAAACATCTGATTTTTTTTTAATTTCTTGAACTGCAATTCCAAGTTTATCTTGTGGACTTGGCTCTGTTAATGGCTGTTCTTTATTCTTAACATTATTCGTTTTAATATCAAATAATTGTGTTGATTTAATCCATGCTCTTACATTTGGTCTTTCAATTGGCATTGTAATATTTGGTACAATAATTGCAGGTAAATTACATTTTAATAAACATTGTTTTAATATCGGATTTAATTTACTTATATCAACTCGTTGTTTATCTATCAACTGAAATGTCGATAATAAATTATTATTTTTTAATTCTTGAATAATATCATTACAAAACGCATCTGTTGAATCATATAAAAAAAATCTTCTTTCTGTCATAATATTTATATATAATATAAATCCTTATGTAAAAATAAGTATTTATCTCGCTACGCTCAGTTCACTACGTTCACGAATAGGAATGATTATTATTTGTGAGCATTTATGCGAACCGAACAAAGTGAGATAAATTTATAATTTTTATAAATTTATATTATATGACAGAACCCTCTGAAAATATACTACAAGCACATTTTAGAATTCATAAATCATTAATTTTTATGATATCTTGTTATGATATCGATTATGCTTATACTTATTTAAATAATTTAAATAACACTACCTTCAAAAATTATTTCAAAATTATTAAAACAAATGATCCAGAAGTTATTAATGAAGTGTACGATAAAACTGATAATAAAATAATTATTTTTGTTACTAAATTACCTACACCCGATGTATATATATTTAATTTTATTAATGAAGTTTATCATATTCATATAGCATTACCTAATTCTTATGCAAAAGATATGAAAGATTTTGAATTATATAAATCTGAAATTCAAAAAGTCCCTATTCGTAAATTTATTAACGTCAAAGAAAAACGTAAAATCTATGATAATAATATCGAAGATAAATTATACAATACTATGATACAATTAATTGATGATAAATTAAATGATAAAAAACAAAATTTTAAACGTATGCCTCAAACTGGTGGTAAATTAATTTTATATGGTGAACGCTCTATAAACTAATAATATCTAATTCTAATTGTTTAGCCAAGCTATTCACTGATTTAATTAATACTTGTACACATTCATTAAAAATCTCTTTAATATTTCCCTTACATTTATATCTAATTTGCATATTCCTACTAGATATAATCGGCTGATAATCACCAGCAAATTCCATTTCCGAATGTTCTTGTAATACATATCCTAAAATTCCTCCTAATGTCATATCTTCATTCGGTAATAATAAAATACCTTCCTTTAAACTATCTTCACTCACTTTCTCACTTACTAAATTATCCAAATATTCTAATCTCATAATTAAACATGATAATGCCCTTCGCATAACCTCTTTTTCTGACATTTGTTGCTTCGATTCATATCCTAATATAAATAAGTTCTCTTCTACTTGTTCATACGCACATGCTGCAACCGGCTCATATATTGCTGGACTTTCAAATTTCTCTTCCAAATTTAATCCTAATACCGCTTTACATGTACATTCAAATTCTTCACCATTATGTAATTTAACTAATAATAATGGTCTGAGATACGGAGATTTAATCTCTTTTCCTTGATAATAAAATTTTACTGTACTTGTATCTGTAGTTACCGCTTCCATTTTTCCCGTTTTATTTTTATACGAAATATACATTGTTAAAAAGTCATCTTCTATTTTTTCACCATCATAAAGTTGTAAAAACTTCTTTACTGTCTCTTCCTCGTTTTTTACATACATAATCGGTAAATTCGAAAATCTCTCTCTAATTTGATCATTGTTAATAATACTACTATTCTTTTTAATAGTAATATTTTCTGCTGAAAATGCATATGTCGGTACATACGTCTTTAAAATTCGACGTAACATATTTGCATAGTGAAATGTAATATTCTCTAATTTAATTTTAATACTTGAATTACTATAATCATCTTTGCATTTATTTAATTCAACGATAGTAGCTTTGAGTTTCGTAAACTTCTCCATTCTTATATTATATTATTATAATTTCCTTATAATAATATTATTTCAACTTTTAACTCGCTTCGCTCCTGTTGCTACGCAACGTTCACTACGTTCACATTAGTTACGCTAATCTAAGGATATCTATATAAATTTGGAACAAATTTATGTGAGTGAAACGAACGTTGCGTTAGCAACAGGAGAATTATAAAGTAATTCGAGTTTACACCCAAAAATAATCAACTAACTTATTTGTCCATGCATTTAATAGTTTGGTATCCGTTTCAAATGCCCTAATCTCCTGACTTAACTTCCACACTTCGGTTGCTGTCATCTTGTATTTTAACATCTTACGTACTTCATTAATATTAATCGGCTTCACTTTGTGAATACCCTTCATCTTTCCTAATGTATAAAAGATTAAACTATACATCTTATTTTGTCTAAATGTTGTATCAAATAATTCCTCATTACGATGCACCATATTATTATTGTTAAATTTAAAATAAATATCCAGTAATCTCTGTCCAACATACGTAAACATACATGATACTAAGCCAATTGTATCTATACTAACAGCTAAATCTACATTTGTTGTATCAATTGTATATACCTTTTGATTATTCTTAGTTACATAATCTGTTAATAGATCTTTCTGATACAAATGAATATATAATTCTTGCTTGGTCTTGTATCCCGGATTTAATTTAATTAATTCACTATATCCTGGATGTAATACTTTGCATAAATGTCCCGCATGCTCAAAAATAAATCCCTCCATCTTTAATGTCTTATCTTCTAATTTATCCTTAATCGTTTCTGCTGATAGTAATTCACTCTTTACAATTTGTCCAACACTATTTTCTCCAGATAAATAATTATTCTTATTATCACGGGTAAAGAGTAAAAACACTTTTGTATATTTCTCTCCAAACCGTTCTACATATGACATGTTAAAGCAACTCTGCCAATGCACTAACTCAAAATAATATTTTGTTTCTTTATTCATAATATTTTCTAAATCATATTTTGATGAACCTAATGCAGTGAGACATTCTTCAAACATTTGACCGTGCGATAACTCAGATTTCTTGCCATAAATAAATTGATGAGTGTTATACATGCTAATATTTCGACGTGTTGCGTAATACCATTTATCGTTGTGAAAAAATGCTGAAATTAAAGTTCCTTCATGGGATTCTGAAAATTTTGTCTCTGGTGTAAAAAATGGATTGGCTTCGTCATATGTTAAATATTGTAAATTAGAATGAGAAAAAGATACTATTTTACCAGTATCTAATTGAAATACAATGCTACGGCATACATTGTATACATCCCAACGTGTATATTCTTGAGATGATTCCGTAAAGATTTGAACTAAATTATCTTCAGGATACTTTTTAAAATGAATACGGAGATTAGGTGATTTACCTACCATATTTGAATAAATAAATTGAATTAATTCTTCTACTACAAAAGGACTATTTTGCTCTCCATTCGCTTGTTTGCTTGTGATATAATTATTGATTACTTCCATTCTGATTTGTTTTATATATTAATATTCCTTTAAAACAATAAATTCTGAGGAATTTGTAAAAATTTATTGTTATTTTTTCATTATTGATAGTATAGAGAATAACCATGTTTATAAATGAAATTGATAAATATATCGAGTTACAATTTACTTTAGTTAAATCGTACCTTGATAAGCATAAGTATCCTAAAAAAGTTAAAGATACTGGATCTTTTATAGATTATTATCAAAAAATTATTAATCAAGTTGACTATTCTAAAATTCTTAAAAATATCAAAGACGATAAGAACGTTGTAAAAATTAGAAATATAATCGAAAAATATATATTGTTTTACTTATTATTAAATCTATGTATCAAAGAAGACAATTTATATGATGAAGACGAAAAACTCTTTGTTGAAAAACTATTTACTATCTCCAATAGTTTACCTATTATTGATAGTGTCGCTATTGGTGATTTAGTTGAAATTTATCAATCATATTATATTTGTTTAACTTTACTAAAATTCTTAAAAGAAAAGAAAGAATTAGTTATTAATGAAACTACCAAAGAAATTATTGAATTATTTAATAATATTGGTATTGATACTGTTCAAAAATATTTTGATTTAAAACAAAATGGATTACACAATATCTTATTTACTTTACTTATTACTAAAATATATGTCAAAACTGATAAAATAGAAATTAGTAGAATCAATGAAGAAAATGAACTTGTTAATGCTGATTATAAATATATTGATATTGTTGAAGCTAGAATTCAAGATATAGATTTTGCTTCTATGGAAATGTTATTTGATAGCGAAAGTCGTAGAATTGGATATCCTGAAGATTATTATAATTTAATTCAAGAAAATAAATTAATTATGTTAGGTGATGTTGAAGAAAATTTAAATCCTGAATATGCAATTCAATCAAATTTAGTCTCAAACGACAGAAAAATTGGATATCTATTTCATAAAAAAATATTAATTCCTATTACTGATGAAATTTTACGTTATAATGTTAAAGAAGCTAAATATGATAATCAACAACATGGTGGAAAAAATAAAGAACAAAATGATGGATCTGGTTCATCCAGAAATAGCGATACTAAATTAAATTATATTGTTACTAAAATCAATAACGTAATAGAAAGTGCTAGAAATCCTGCTACTAAAAAATTATATTATCAACCATTATTTTATCGTCAAGCTGTTCCTTATAATGATATTGAAGAAATGAAAATATTAAAAAAATTCTCTGATATTGGACGTGTTAATGCTGAAAATGTAGCAAGTTTTAATGATTTATTATCTTTTAGAATTTATAATTATATTAATTATCATGATTTTGCACATTTTGGATTCTTTCACAAACATAATTATACCACCGATGCATTAAGATATTCTAACTTTCGATTTAGAAAAAGTATAAATAATTCTAATAATTCTAAGAGTAATAAAAGTAATATTGATTGGAGAATTATAACCCATGATAATTTTAGAATAAATTCTCAACATAATTTTAATAGTGCAATTGTCGGTGTAGCCTTTCCTAAATATATTAATTTTTTACCTTATGATATTCGATGCTTAAAAATTAGTAATTCAGTTAATGTTAGACGGTATAATATAAATGGTTATAATATTACCAAAGACTTATTAGCCAAATTAATTATCGAAAATAGAACTTTTAATAGAACACCATTTTGGATATTTGATGGTAAAACAGATAAATTCACTCAAGAAACATATGAAGATATTAATAATACGAATCAACAAATCTTTTTTAAAAAATTAGCCGGTAAAATATACGATATTGTTGAAGATTTAACACAACAAAGAATTTTAAATGAACTTGAACGTAATGCCCCTGTAACTTTACATCAATCAAATCAAATTATGAATATTATTACCAATAGATTTGTACCAATTCCAATTTATTCTGATAAAATGGCAAATATTAACTACGCAAGATATTTTACCTATTTACCTCAACGTTTAAATACCGAAGATCTTAGAGAAAGTACATTCACTAATAAAGAATTACAAAAATTACCTGTTTATACTCCACCTAAAAATCTTAAAGTAAATATAATTAGTATTGAAAAGAAATCTTCTAACCAAATTGATATATTTGAAGATGCAACATGTCAACATACAATTACATTAAATTATATTAAAAGAACAAGAGAAAGAGATCCTACCTTATTCACTAAACAATTAAATGATTTTTTTAAACAATATGTAGTAGATAAAGTTAATAATAATTATGTATGTATCAGTTGCTCACAATTTATTGATATCGATAAATATATTTCTGAATTTGGTGATTTAATTAAAATTAATGCTGAATCTCGTATCCCTTTAGAAGAACAAAAACGTTATGAAAAATTTGGTAAAGCTATTAATGCTCTTGATAAAATCATTGAACGTATGGGATCTATCTTTAATTTAGGTGAATATATGGGTATTACTCCACCAAGCGTTTTAAAACGAAGAGAAACTATTCGTAATTTACTTGATATCCTCTTATCTTCTCAAGATATTCGTTCTAAAGATCCATCTAATTTTGATAGAGAAGTTAAAATATTAGAAGAAGCAGTTGGTGCTAAATATAGTGAATATTTTGCTTTCCCCGTCGAAAATGATATTTTTGTATTTTCTAGTAGAGATACTGATAAATTTAAAAGAAGTAAATATAATACTATCTTAACCCATATTGCTGTATTAATGATTTTAGATATAAGTATTGGAAGTATTAAATTTTTCAATACAGATAAATTAATTAATATTACTATTTTTGATAAATATGGCCTTAATACCCTTGATAATCTTAAATTACGTATTAATAATGCTAATGATTTAGTTCATTTAGGTAATTATTTATTATTAAGTTATGTAATTTATTATATGGCTTCTATGATGATTCGTATGAGAGTTTATGAAACTGAAAATCCAGATATAGATGTTAAGAAAAATATACCACCATTAGATAGATTGCGTATAATGCATTCAATCGTTCATTTATTAGCAATTATTATAGATAGAAAAACTAAAACTTCAGATTATTTGTATGAAATTCTTGCAAATAATTATTTTATTAAATTATCGAATGTATTTAATACTAATTCACCAGATAATTCTAATGCATCTTTGAATGAAATTCGTTATCTCAGTCAAAAGAAAATCGATAATACTCCTACTAAAAAATTAAATACTAAAAAACAATTATATTATCAAATTACTGGTGAATTAGTTCCTATTAAAACACCCAAAAAAGAATTTGTTGGTAATACATTTTATTTACGATATTATCCTGATAAACCAGTTATTGATAAGTTTATTATTACTGAACGTGATATTGATGAAATGGTTAAGAAAAATTTATTAAGCATGTATAAAAGAGAAACATCATTATTAAAATTAAATATTGATGCTACCAAATTAGAAAAATACAGTTTAAAAGAAATTATTGAGGTTCGTCAAAAATATATTGATTTTGTTCGTAGTAATATTGAAAAACAACAAAAACAAATACTTATTAATAAACAAAAGAAAGAGAAAACAATTAGTAAATTAGCTAAATTAGCTGAACAATTAGAAACTAATTTATTACCATTTGATGAATTATTAAATCTATTTATTGACAAAATGGAAAAATATATCGGTGATAATCAAACAATATTCAAAGAAGATTTTTATTTACGTAAATCTGTATTTATTATTAATCATGATATTTATGGTGTTGGTATTAAACCATTTAAAGTCGATAAAATTACTATTAAATATAATGATACTGTTACCAAAGGAGATGTAATTATATACAGAGAAAAGAGCACTGAAAGATATTATGATATATATAGTTTAGCATATCTTGGATACAAAGATAACAATACTAATTTTGTAAAAGTTAAAAATCATCAATACTTGGTTATTAAACATTCATTAATGGATAAAGTTAAATATATTGGATTATATAATAAATATATTAATATCTTACCATTAGAACAACAATCAACATATCAGTTCAAATATCGTGGTAATGTTTTATATGATGATAATGAATTAGTAAATAAAATAATTGTAAATAAAACAAATCAAGATAAAATATTAATCGAAAAATTTCAAAGAATCGTATTTTCAATTAGAAATAAAAAAGTGACTAGCGTGACTAACGTGACAAAAGAAAACAAAGATGAAAAAGTTATTTTAACTAAAGAACAAATATTAATTAATGAATTTTTACCTAGATTACAATCATTAAAAGTATTGGGTCCTGATTTTACATTATTCTTGCAAAATTGGAAAAAAGTATGCTTTGGATTTACTGTTAAACCATTAAAAGAATTTAAACTAAAAGATAATTATATTAATTCTGATGATATTAATGAAAATAATAATTATAATATATTAATTCGTTATTTATTAGTACAATTAATTAATTTGATTGAAATGAATACTGATAAAGTTAATATTAATTTATGCAGTTTAATTGCTGTTATATTTGATAATATGTGGGAAGAATATGAAGTTAAAAATAATTATGAAATTAATAAATTTTTACTCTTATTATACACTGGTGTAGAAGACTATTTAATTAGTTTATCTGGTGTTGCTGATGTTGTAGGTGAAGATCCAGTTACTCCAGAAGAAATTGCAAATATGACTGATGAACAAAAAGCAAAATTATCTGAACAAGCTGAAGATGATAAAGAAAGAGAAGGTGCAATTGATTATGAAGCTGGTGATGCTGAAGATTTAGATATGGGTGAACAAGAATTAATTATGGATGATAGAGAAAATGAATAATAATATTTTATAATAATATGGACGATAAAATTAAATCTATTATGGTTTCAAAATTAAAAAAACATGAAAAATTATCTAAAATATTACATCACTTATTTGTTGAAATCTGTGATATATCCCAAAAGAAATATTTTATATTAGGTTCATATTCAATAAGAGATTTAAGACAAATTAATGATCTTGATATTAATTTAGATTTTAATGAATTTTTTAAATTACACAAATTAACTGAAATGAAAATGGGTGTATTAGAATTTTATAATAATCAAATTAGATGGTTTTATAATTTAACTGATGTTTATAATAAATTAACAGGTGAACATGAAAATGACTTTTCTATTGAAGCATTTCAAAAATTACCATTGGATGGTTTCCCAAATGAAATATTCTCATTACAAAGATTAATTGAAAATAATAAATTAGATACTGATGAAAATGGACATCAATTTTATAATATTAAAACTTTATTAGAATGGAAAAAAACATTGAATAGAGAAAAGGATAAAGCTGATATTGAATTAATTAATTCAGTTTTAAATTCTGGTAATAGAAGAACCCGTGGTAAGAAAGTAACTAAGAAAACAACCAAAAAGATAAGTAAGAAACCTAGAAAAAGAACTAGGAAAAGTAGGAAATAATTATAGTTTTGATTTAAAGCAATATTTAAATAAAAACATATAAAATGAGTGAAGCAAAAGATTACTTATATGAAGATCCTGCGGTACCTAATCAAAAATTTGTATGTATCAGTATTTTAACTCCTAAAAATTTTAAAGATCCTAAAGAGACCATGAGTACACTGAAAGTTCGTGGTTCTTATGATTCATTTGAAGAAGCATCTAAACGTGGTGAATTTTTAAGAAATATTGACCCTCACATTAATGTATATGTAGGTGAAGTTGGTAAATGGTTACCATTTGATGATGACCCAGAAAAGGCCAAACAACAAGAATACCAAAACAAACAACTCAACAATTTAATGAAAGGCTACATGGAAAATCAAGAAAAGGCAAAAGAATTCCATGAACAACGCAAAAATGAATTAGTTCTTAAAACGCTCAAAGAAAATGAAGACAAGGAGAAGAGACGTGTTGCTAGAGATGAACGTCGTAAGAAAGGTGAAGTAGTAGATGATGATGCGGAAGAATCTGCATTCCAAAAGGAATTAAGAGAAAAGGAAAAGAAGGGAGTATCAGTTGAAATGATTGAAGATGATTCTAATCAAAATAAAGTTAAGGCGGAGGACAAGAGCCAAGTATTTGATGAAAAAGAAAAAGATATTAAAGCCAAGGAAAATGAAGTCAAGGAAGATAAAAATAAATTACAACAAACACAAGAGGAATACAATAAATACAAATCCAAGACTGAAAAGATTCGTAAAGAACTTGATGATGCTAGAGAAACATTTAATGCATTATTATTGGCGGGTAGTAAAAATGCAGAAGGAAAATAAATATAATTTATAATAAAAAATTATTATTATAAGTTATGATTAGTCAAATATTATTAATATTAGGAGTTATATTAATCAGTGTAGGATTTGCAAGAATGTATTATACACGTGATAATTCTCAAGTAATTTATCGTTATATACCACGTACTTTTAATGAAGATCAAGATAATCCTCCTGCGTTAGGTGATATCTATGGAACAATGTTTTATGGTATTGAACCAAGAGAAGGTATTTACTATGAAGAAATTATCAGAAAGGCTAGACAAACGAATTAAACTTCATGAAACTGTGTTTCATTCCGTCTCGTTTCACTCGTTTTTATGCTACTCGCATAAAATTCGCTAACGCTCAGTTAACTGCGTTAACATTAATGATTTTTCAATTTAATTTAAAAAATTATTAATATAATTTTTTAATCCTTAAATGTTTGCTTTAGCAAACTGAGCGTTAGCGAATTTTACACGATTAGCATAAAAACGAACGTAGTGAGACGTAGCGAAGCGAAGTTTAATTTGTTTTTACTTTATTTACAACAAAATTTGCTGCTTTTTTAGGTTGACATAATTCATTAATATCAAATAAATTTTTCTTTTTACTATCTTCTTCTTGATAATTTTCACGATGAAAATCTATAAATCTACTACTACCTATTGGGAATGCTTCTTTTACTTTTGCTTTATACCAAAATATTCTTTCATTTAAATCTCTTAAATTACTACTGTTATCAAGAATCATTGTACCATAATTATCAGTTAATTGATTAAACAATGTATCAAATATTTCAAATCTAGGAAAAATACCTGCATAATGTTCAAATAATTTTCGTCTATTTGAAAAATTATCCTCTGCTAACATACACACAAAATTAAATTGTGAACGTAATTCTGGTGGAATTGCCATACTGTATTGTAATGCTAAAACAAATGTAATACCATAATGACGACCTTCACATAAAATACTAATTAAACTTGGATCTTGTATCCATTCATGTTTTTTACTTTGTAAATCATCCATGATTAATATTACACGATTATCTAATAATGTTTTACCTTTTTTGTGTCTTTCAATATTCTTTTTCATAATTCTTTCTTGTCTATCTAATAATCTTGCTAATATTTCTGGTTCATATTTATGATGTATAAATGACGATGGAAATACTGAATCATAAAATTTATTTATTTTATCTGTTGGTGCTATAATTACACCACATGGAATATCACTCATTGTAGATAGAATATCTCTAATTACCCAACTTTTACCTGATCCTGATTTTGCAATAATACAAATTCTAGGATTTAAAAATTTACCATCTTTTGCAAATCTTAATTTATTCATATCAAAATCTCTAACTGGAACTATTTTACCACCAACTGATATTTCTTTCATAATATCACTTGCTATAAATTTTTATTAAAAATTACCTATATCTGTGAATATTTCTTGATTACCTCCATTTTGTTCCATTGTAATATAATATAAAGATGCAAACAAAATTACAAATACAATTAAACTTCTTCTATTTAATGATGCTGTTTTCCTAGCATTAATATAACAATCTAATCGTTCTAATACATAATATATTAAAGTACCAACTAATGCTAAAACTGCTGGTTGCTTTAAATATTTTAAATATTCTTGCATATTATACATTTAAATTTGAAAAATATTTATACTTATTATCCTTATTGTTTGTTTTATTATGATTTTTTGTTTCTGATTCATGTAATGGTGATAATACATTACTATATTCTTCTATTACATTATTACTACCTGGATCATAATATACTGATGATTCTGACATTGTATGATTTCTAACTTGTTTATTTCCACCTGAAATACCCATCACTACTTTATTTAAATTAGATTGAACTGGTGGTTTTAATAAATTACCACTAGGACTTATTACTGCTTTTTCTTGTTTTTGTTCTGTTGCTTCTTGATTTAAGATTGAATCTCTTAACGTTTTATCTGATTTCTCTGAAAAAGTAATTATCTGTTTATTATCCTTTAATAATGAATTTGATTTAAAATCTTCTGACTTTACAGTCGTTGCTAATACTTGATCTAAAGGTCTAGGTGATGATGGTGTGACATCAGCTCTTCTTTTTTCTGATAATAACATATTTTTAATTTGATTACTTTCTGATTTTAAATCTGTTGGAACATTACCACCATTTTGATTATTTTTACCTAAATATGTTTTAATCGTAATTTGTAATGGTATCATTTTTCTAATCGCATTCTTAATACATTCTTGAATTGTTTTTAATATTTCTGCTTGATTTCTTTTAATTTCTATTGATAATTCACGATGAGAAAATAAAAATGGAGTATTGTAAAATGTTCTTGCACATTCTATATATACCAAATGAATAAAATTTTTAAAATCATCTTGAATATTTAATTCTTTTAATAAATTTTCATTATAATCAATATTTGAATTTGTTAATACAACAATATTTGATTTAATAACTGCTTTTAATAAATCTTCTATTGTTTTGCCTAAATTATTTTGTCTTATAATTCTTTGATATTCTACATCTATAATATTTGGATTCCATTTTGGAACATCTGATAACATTATTTGAAAAATTTTTAATTCATCATTATTTTTAGCTGTTTTTTTTGCTTCTTCATATATATTTTGAAGACCCTCATAGATTAATTGATACAAAGAATTTACTAAATGTATTGTATATTCTTTTTTTGTTTCTATATAAAAATTCATATTTTATACCATCAAAAAAAACTAGATAAAACTACGTAATATACTAATAAATTTTATATTAAAACTTATTAATTATTTAGATACCCATTGTAACTGCATTGAAATCATAGTTATTACCACCACGTGAGTTTAAGTAATTTAATTCTTTGTGTGTTAAGCATCTGCAACCTTCTTCATTATCACCATCCCCTAAATGACTGATATTGGATGAGTAATATGTGTTATTTAAGTTAGGATCTGGAGTTTCACCTGATGCAGGATAGAAAATATTACCACAGCATGCTTTGCTGTAGATTGGTTCACCTTCACTTAATTGATCATAGATTTCAAAGCTTTCTTTATTTTTAAAATTATCATATTTCCAGAAAAATACACAATATATAATAAATACAACAATTACAATTAAACTTATTTGAGAAGAGTTCATATACTTTATGTATATTTTATTTTTTTTCTTTCGGATTAACTATTAATATTATTTTTTTAATTGTCCAATTACCGCTAGAATCTTTTCTACGTTTAAAGAAATCAATTGTTATCTCATTATTTGTATATTTTTTTATTAACTGGCGTAATTTTGTTGGAACTTTTGTATCTGTAATAATTTTTTTATAGAATATTTCTGGTGTCACATGAAATTTATATTTTTTAGCATATTTGTAATTTAAATATGTAATTTCATCATACATTTTTTCTAAATCATATTTTTCTGATTGTAAATTATTTTTTAATGCTCTAATTACATAAAATCCTTCCGGTGCTACTATTATACTTCCCTGTATTAATCCTTCTTGATACATTAATATAAATGTTTGAATATCTGGTAATGATGGAATTTCATATACAACTCCTACTTTTGCTCTAGCTCCTGGTGTTGGTGTAGGAGGATGTGTATGATACATAAATTCAAAATCTTCTGCATCTTGTGGTACTATTGGAAAAAAAATTTCTTTGTCTGTTTTATCTGTTTCTTTTCTAGTTGTAACTATAATTCTTTCTAAACCATATTTATCAAAATCTAATAATCCTCCATGTTCTGAATATCTTAAATATTTATTATGACTATATTTTTGTTGACTACCATCATGCATTAATGCATCTAAAATAAGTAAATCATTTCGTGATATAATAAATGCTTTTTTTTGACCAACATATTGGTATTTATTAAATATTGTATGTGTTCTATTATAATCTTTCATTAATAATTAACTATAAAAATAAATTTATAAATAAATTTATCTCGCTACGCTCGTTTTTACACTAATCGTGTAAAATTCGCTAACGCTCAGTTTGCGACGCAAACATTTAAGGATTAAAAAATTATTAATATAATTTTTTAAATTAAATAGAAAAATCATTACTGTTAACGAAGTTAACTGAGCGTAGCGAATTTTACACGATTAGTGTAAAAACGAACGAAGTGAGAGGAGCGAAGCGAGTTTATTTATCAGTATGAGTTTTATCTATTCTAATAATCGAATTGACATTCTTATTTGTTAATCCATAACTATATAGTTTTTGATGACTTGATTTACTATTATTTAATAATCTACTGATAAAATGCATATCCCTCTGTGTTCTATTTTGAAATGATGATAATAATATATCTATATTCTTCTTATTAATATTCTTTAAAGATGTCTTATTTAAATCAGAACTAAAATTTATCTTGTAATTTTTTATTTCTGTTGTCTCTCCTTCATTTAATATATATGATACATATGCACATGCTAGAAATCCATGAATAGGTTGAAATTCCCAATTTTGTTCTGAATATATTCTAGTTTCTACTAAATCACTTTGTGATAATATATCTGATATCTTCGCATATTTCTTTTTCTTCCTCGCTTGTTGGATATTCTTCGCTTCTAATGCTGTATGGAAATTCTCATACATCATTAATGGTAATAACACTTTTTCTGATTTATAAAATCTCATTGCTTCTTCAATTGATTTAAATCTATCCATCAAACTTTTATTTGCACTAAATAATCCAACTTCCACGTTCTTTTTCATAGAAATTGTTAAATAACTTTGTAAAAAATTTCTTGTAATCTTAATCTTGTTATTTTCAATAAATGTATAATATAAATCTTGTAAAATTATAATTAGTCGTCTAATATCATATTGTGAATAATTTAAAATATCTTTTATTGTTTGCATTGAATCAAATTTAATATTATATCTTTCAATATATAGTTTACTAATAATTAACAAATCATTCTCTGTTGGCAATGCTACTCTAATATTATCACAATCTTGAGTATTTAATGTTGTAATTAATTTAGAATGATTTAGATTTGTTAAAAATATAACAGGCAAATACTTTTTACTACAGTTTTGTATAAAAAATTCTAATATACTCTTTTTTTCACTTGGTGATGAAATTAAATTTGCGTCGTTAACTACTAATACCATCTTTTCATTTAATCCTGTAATAAAATCTGAAAAGAAGTCCCATGATTTGTCATTCTCTAAATATAACATATGATACTTCCAATTTACCTTTTTTATTACATTTTTTACAATTGTATTTTTTCCTGTGCCAATACCACCACTAATAATTAATCCTGTTGAAACATATGATTGTTTTGGTTCTGATGATTTGATTCCATTAATATTACTTAGATAATCTAGTGGAAATTGCTGTAACCAATTTTCTATTTGATTTTGATATGATTTATTAATCCCAAATAAATTTGGATCAAAATCTTGTTCATACCAAATATTGTTCATCTTATGAATATAACTAATAATTTAAGTTTAAATAAATAATTTATCAAATTTTTCAATAAACTTCCCTTATGCTACGTCTCACTTTGTTCGTTTGCTTCACAAATTCGCTACGCTCAGTTCACTTTGTTCACGTTATATAAAAAATTCTTTAGTGTGAGTGAAACGAACTTTGACGTAGTCAAATTTTTACTTTAGTAAAAACGAGCATTAGCGAGACGAAGTAAAACTTGTTTTACGAAGTTTATATAAAAATAATCTAGTGTTTTTATTTTGTTTTTTTTAAAAAATATTATTTATATAATATATATACAATGAGTCGCTCACATGAATTAGATAGAACACCAAATTCCGTTAAAAATGAAGTCGATCGCTTAATTAGAGAAGGCAAATACCAATTATCACCTGCGGAAGCCGTCAAACTCCGTGAAAAATTCAAAGACTCTGCCATGTTTGAACTTGTCATGGAACACCTCAACGAATCCCACGTCAAAGTCTTAAACGTAGCGAAGAAATACTACAAATATGCCCAAACCCAATTATTAGGTGGCAACAAATCAATTGACTACGTCTTAAAACAAGCCGTACCCTTCGCCAAGAAAGTACCCCTCACCGATGCTGAAATCGATGCCTTCCGTCGCTTAGTCGAAGAAATGATTGAAGGTAAACTCCCCTCCGAATCAAGCACCTACAGACACATCTCATCTGTTGGCTCCCTCTTCGGTGTCTCCAGCGTTGAACAAGTAGAAAGCATGAAAGATAACTTATCATCTGGTGATTTCGCCAAAGTTCAAGATATCATTCGCATGGAAGCCGAAAACAAAGTAGCCTACCAACAAGTAGTCTTACAATCCATGCAATACCAAGATTGCGATATCATTGCTCTCTCAGGCAAATACGACCAAGACAAAATGGATGCCTACAAACACGTCCACCCCTTAGTTGCGGCGTTATTTTTACCCAAATTTGACGTCCTCGACCGCACTGTTCTCCACGCCCACTTAGCTGGCATTGTACGTGCCCGCTACAACCGTGAACCCCTCATCAACCAAGTTGACAAAGAATTATTTGACAATATCATCTACACTAACAGACGTGAAGTATGCAGCATGAACCCCGCCGATGACTTAGCCAAACGTTGCAGACTCCAACATGCCCTCTGGGAAAATGTCTTAGCCCTCCGCTCAGGTCGCTACTACAACGTCAAACAAAACTTAGTCCCTGCTTTAGATGAATGCCACTTAACATACGTCAGCCCTGTCAACACAGTCGTTAACGATGAAGGTGCCAACTTAAGACGTATCTTAGGTGCGTTTGGCCTCAACACCATCTTATTCAAACTCAAGACTGACCCTCAAGTTGCTGCGTCCGCCATTATCCCTGATGCCTCTCTCTTCGTCCCCACAATCCGTGAAGAAGAACGCACCAGCTTCGATGCCGTCATCACAATTGACATGGCCGACTGGAGAAGCAGAAACGGCGCTCCTTACAGCTTCCAAGAAGCGTTATCACAAAAGACATACTACCTCGACGAAAAGGATCGCTATGTCTCTGTCCAAACTGAAGTCATTGGCGTCTACAAACTCTTATCATTCTTTGTACCCCGTCGCAAGACCTCAGTTGTCCACACCCAAGCCGTAGCTCCTGGTGGCATTGCAGCGACAATGATTAACTTCAACCAACTCCCACTCACAGTCTCAGGCCTCAGCGAAATCAACAACTACCCTGTTGATGCTCCCCCCGCTGTCAGAGCCGGTAACTTTGCCTTACGCAAACGCTCAGTCTTAGTTAACGAAGTTGTCATCTACCAAGATCCCTCTAACGCTGCCAACACAACTGAATTAGTCACATCTACATCAGCGGTTGTCTACTGCAAAGATAACAACAAATGCTACTACTACAACCCCGTTGGCGTCACCAAAGGCTACAAACTCCCCGATAATACAGTCGGTGTACCCGGTCCCATCAGCGAAATTAACGTATCTGGTGACCCAACTGGTTCTACACAACTCACTGCCAACTACCTCGAACAACGCCAAGGCACACTCTTCTTCTACGAAACTGTCGAATAAACTTAAAAATAATAATAAATTACAAATAAATAATTTATTATTAAACGCTGGCATATCTATTATCAATTCTATTATCTGGAATAAAGAAATCAGAACCTTCAGCCGATGAATATAATCCATTCTTCTCATTAGGGAATGTTTTAGCTGGTACTCTGGGTTTTAATGTATTAGGTGATAATAAACTATTACGTATATAATATGGATCATCTTGGAAAATTGCAGCACTGGGATACCAATTGTGACTGGATGTAGGTGGCATGCTTGCATCTCCAACTGCTGTTGCAGCTAAATCACTATATCCAGGTGTGTTACCACCATATGATACACCATTTAATTTACCACCAATTTGATATTGGATTGGACTTTCAGGGAAAGCTGATGGAGGTGCTACTTGTTTACCATTATCGTGTAATGATGAATTAATTGCATTTAAATTGACTTCTGGTGGTAATACATCATTTAAGTCTCCACTTGTTGAATAATAATATTTAGATGCCATGTTTGGTAAGTAAATATCTTTGTATAAATCATTGGGTGATGGTAATCCAGCTACTGAACGTAATCTACCATTTGATATAGGTAATGAATTAATTTTTCTGGGAGTTTGAACATCATTTAAATAATTTAAATATACATATAATTCATTAATGATTTTAGGTACAGTAAACTTAATTACAATATCATTTAAGTCTTTTAATTGCTCATTTAATGCATATCCTACATTTCTTGTTTCTAAATAATATAAATATTCCATAACTCCTCTTAAATCTCTTTCATTTTGATATGGGATTTTATACTTTTTTTCTGTTGTTAAATATACTTCATATACCATTTTTTCTTGTAAATATTTTATATTTTCTGCTGAAAAGAAAACTTTTCTTAATTTATCAATATTATCTACCGCTTTTGATTCAAATTGATAAGTAGCTTTTTCAAAAAACTTTTGAGGGTGCCAATTTGTAAGTAAAAAAATAGGTAAACCTGTTAATCTATCTTCGTCCATATTATAACTTATTATATTAAAAAATTATAATAAATTATAAATTAATTTGATACGTTTCTAATATCTCACTCTCATTTAATTTTTGTGTTGGTTTTGTAGTTTGTTCTACCAATACAGATGATCTCTTTAAATCTCCTAAATTATATTGTACTATTTCTAAATTATTTAAATTATCATCTGATCCTGCTGGTTGATTTAATGTAAATACATCATATACATTATCAGCTCGTGTATCTACCACTACTCCCCATCGCTTATTATCTAAACATGCTACAATTTCTCCACTTCTTAAATTATCTGATTCAATTAAATTATTTACTTCATTCTCTTTTAATGATGTTCCCACTCTATTATGCATATACTCTTTGAAATGTTTTGTAAATAATTTAAATATATTGTCTTTACTAATATTATCATGAATATCTGCTACAATAGTACTAATTCTTTCATCAGGTCTGATACCACCATTTAATGTATATTCTTTATCAAATGCATCCATGTTAAATGCATATTTGAAATTTTCAATAACCCTATCTCTATTCTTTTCTATTAATTCTGATGTTCTATCTCCTCCTCTTTGAATAGAACCACCTGATGGATTTACTACTGGTGCAGGTGCTACTGGTGCAACTACTGGGGCAACTACTGGTGCAACTACTGGTGCAGGTACTGGTGCAACTACTGGTGCAGGTATTACGGGTGGTGCAGGTGCATATGCTGCTTTTTCTTCAACTATTAATTTATCTGAATATAACTTGTATTCAATATCATTCAAATTATTTTTAGGTGAATTACCTGTTGGAAATATACTATAATCTTCTTCTGTTTCTTGTAATAATCTTTGTAATGATTCTACTGTTGTTTCATCATTATTTCTAACATCAGTAAATCCAGAATCAATTAATACTAAATATCCATAATTGGGTATATAGAAATCTATTCCATTTACTTTGTATTTCCAATATCCACGATTAGTATCATCATATTTTAATGATTTAATCTTAACATTTACTTCTAAATCAAAATTTGCATATGAAATACCATATTTATACATGGTCATTAATGCATGATATAATTGGAATAAAATACTCTTCCAGACTTCATAACTATGATAACCAGTATTGATCATCTTCTTAGCTAATCCATTATCTTCATATTGTCTAGTAGCCCATGTTATCATATCTTGAGCACCAGCTTCAGTTAATGCTAATAAACATTTATTAGATGGTTGGTTAATATCTAATCCTTTGACTAATTCTGTTAAATCTTTGGTAGAATACTTTTGTAAACTTACCAAATATTCTCTCATCTCAGCCTTATACAAATTATTAATTATTACCTTTTGTGCTTTCTCTCCTTTACTTACAATATCTCTATTACGTAATCTATTTACTTTTAAGAAATCAATCTCTGTATCTTGAGTTATATAATATGCATATAATACTACAAAGTTAGGTGATTCTTTTGTTTTTACAATATTATCTCTAATCTCTTCATATAATGATACCTCCCTCCATACTTCAAATACATTATATGGTAAATTTTTAAATTTATTTATTAATGCTTCTCCTGATGTCATCTGATATACACGGATATTAATACCAACATTATTTTTTGCACATCCTACATTATAATTAACTCTGTCGACCCTGATAGGGTAACAGGAGTTATATATCAATAATCGTTTAGGTAGTAAACCTAGTGGATTATTTTTAACTTTATCCGATTTACTAGCTTGAATATCTAAAATTCTTAAATAACTTAATAGATTTCTAACTTCTGGAGATTTGTCTGTTAAGAAATTAATATTCTCCCCATCAGCTTGTCTAATTAATATTGAACGTAAATATTGATAAATTACCATTCTTTCTGTTACTGTTGTCATAGTATATTTTAACATTGATTCATCTTTACTTGGTAAAATATCTTCTCTAAATTCTCGAATATTACTTGGATTTGCAAATTCAATATTATATGTATTATGAGATAATACTTGGGTAGGTGGTGGTCCAAATTGATTATTTATTGATTGCACAGTTGGTTGTATCGGAAATGTATTTGGTAATACATAATTAATCATTTTAACTACATCTTGTGGTGGTGCAGGTTTTAATGGTTTTCTTTCAGGTGGTAATAATTCTGGTGCAACATTAATTTGAAATGCTGTTTTAGATTCAGGTAATTCTGTTTTTAATTCATATATTGGTACTGAATTATCTACATTAGTAGATTTTTTTTCTTGTGATTCTTTCATTGCATCTGGATTAGCATCTATATATCTTTCAGTTTTACTTTGTTTTTCATTATTGCTAACATATGGAGAATTTTTATTACCTTTATAAATTGGTATAATTCTTTCTGCACCACCTCTTTGTTTCATAAAATCATTTATACTACCTGAATTACTTTTATCTTGATAATGTTGTGCTAATAATTTATTTACATCTATTTGTGTTGTTGGTGTTTCTGCTACAAATGTGGGATTAACTGCTGGTATAACAGGTTTGGGTTTAGGCATTGGAGGGATTGTATCCATACTTATTTGTGTTTTTTGCGTTTCAGGATTATTTGATTGTGTTAATTGGAATGTAGATGACATTATTTCATCTAATGGTTTAGGTGTTAATACGATATTGCTTACATTTGTTGCACCTAATTTATTCATAATACCTGATGATGGTCTGCTATCACTACCTAATAATCCACCAATATTGCTTGTTTCATATTTGGGTTCTGGTAACTCTATTTGAATTAATGGATCTAGTTTTTCAGCTGCTTTTACTTGTAAATTAGTTCCCGGAACATTTACATTTGGCATATTTGGAAATTTATTTTTAGATGGTGGTGTAGCATCTATAATATTAGAATTTTTTTCCATTCCTAATAAAGAACTTAAACCTGATTCATCTTCTAATTTATTTCTAGGTTTTTCTTTTTTATCTTTAAGAAAATCTAATGTTTCTTCTACAGGGGTTTCAAGATTTAATATTTTTTCTACTTCACTCTTATCCATTGCATATTTAGATTTACTTTTAGATCTCTTATTAGCTTTCTTTTTTCTAGCTCCACCTTCTTGCTCTTCAGATGTTTCTACTTTATCTTCTTTTTCTTGTTTTTCTTGAAATAATTCATCATCTAATAATATATCATTTGCATTAATACCCTTTTCATGATTTCTTTCTACAAATTCACTAATCTCTTTAGGTAGTTTAAATGATAATAATGAATTTAAAAATGTATCTACATCATAAAATTTATTTGGTGTTCTCATGTTTTCATCAATACTATCATTATCAATATAATCTTTCATATTAGATTCTAAAAAGTTAGTAATCTTAACTTCACCTGTGCTTGTAAATGGATATGATTTTTCATCTACTTTGTAATTGACTGATTTTTCATTCGTTTTATACACCATAATTGTATCTACATCTAATTTATTATGTCTAAATGTAGGATACATTGATTGTATAACATTAATTGTATTTAATACTTGAAATATAGAATCTTTCATATTCTCTAATGTTGGATCAGATTCAATATGTTCACGTAATGTTACTAATTTATAAAAATGTTCTCTAATTGTAACACTTAATACACCAGCTACTTTAATATCTTTATACTTTTTAAGAAATAATAATAAATCTTTGGTATTTACATCAAAATTATTAATATTAACTAAAATATTTCTTGTTTTCTTATGAATTACTAAATCACTTAATAAATATGCAATAATCTTATCCACATTTACATTATTATTTGGATTTGATTCTTGATTCTTTTCATATTGTCTAATTAAAATATCAGTAGGAGGATTGGTCATTCTTTTAAATACATAAGCTGATTCATGAAATCCTTCATATGCAATATTTGTATTAAAAACATTATTAATTAATTCCGATAATTGTTTACCTTCATACATCTTTTTAATGATTGTCATATCTTCTAAGTAATTTGTAGATATTGGTTTAGATTCAATAGGTCGGGATGCCATCTTTTGGTATAAATATTCGTATAACAATCCTGACAAATAATCTATATTGTTTAACTTACTCATATTATTTTATGAGAAAATTAAATAAAACTACAAAACGCTAAATATTTCCAATATTAATGCTTCCAAATGTAATGTTTGTCTCTTACCTTGATTAATTCTAATATCAAACTTAGAAAATGTATCTATTATCTCATATTTTTTATTAACTGCTAACTTTTCTTTTAATAAATTATTCAGTAAAAATACTATCAATTCATTCATATCAATATTTGACATGTAAATCTGGTAATTTAATTCTCTTAATCTTGGTAGATTAATTTTACCACTTAATATTTCTCCTATTATTAATAATCCATATCTGTGCCAATTTAAATCATCCTTAATATACAAATTATGAATATAATACTCCAATAACCATATTCCCTGTTTAATATCATTATTACTATGCCGTGCTAATTCATTCATTCTCCCTGTACTCATTTTAATATTTTCACTTGCTGCTATATGAAATATTGTTTTAAATACATCATCTTCTGTAGGATTATTTAATGAAATTAAACTACATCTACTTTTCAACGGATCAATAATTCTATGTAATTGGTAACAGATAAATACAAACTTACAATTTCCCATATATTCTTCCATTGTTCTACGTAGAGCATTTTGTGCTTGTCTAGATAATTTATCTATGCAATCAATAATAACTAATTTATAATTATAAGTATTGTTATCATTCATAATAATTACTTGTGCAAAGCTTTTGATAACATCTTGAAGTACATATCTATCAAATGCTGAATTATTTGGTTTGATAACAATATGATAGGGACTCTTTTCTAATATAACTTCATCTTTTTTATTTCCATATGTATTTACAGAAAATGTTGTTTTCTCTGTTTTTACATCACCATATAATTCATTGATTAAACAATTAATTAATGTTCTCTTTCCCGAACCATTTTTACCATGAACAATCAAGTGAGTTAGATTATCTAAAAATTCTTTTTTAAATACATTTTCATATATATCATGATTAAATATAATATTCTTTCTCGATTTAATTAGAAACTTATCTATCAAAAACATCTTACAAATAATATATTCACTCTTTTAACTCTTTAATATAAATTATTTTCAATAATTTATTTATCTCCTATTTTTAATGGAAAAACATTATTATGGTTCTCATGTTGGTATATCTAAAAACGGTAATTTACGAAATAAATTAGCATTATCGACAAATGGCAATAACGGTATACTTAATGCAATTGATGAAATTTTACACTACAAAGGAAATATAATGCAAATATTTATCACTAATCCTCAAGCAAGAAAAACAACTAAAAGAAGTGATGAAGAATTAAGTGCAATTAGACACTATGCTAAACAAAAGAACGTTAAAATAGTTATTCATGCACCTTACTTATTAAATATGGCTCATCCATTTGATAAAGACGGTTGGATTATCAAATCGCTTTTAGAACATTTATCTGTTTCTGAAAAAATGGGTGCAATTGGTGTAATTATTCATATGGGTAAATATTTACACTTAGACAAATCTGAAGCTATCTCTAATACTTACCATAATATTAAATACGCTTTAGATAATTCACCACCTGATTCTATTCTTATTATGGAAACATCCAGTGGTCAAGGTACTGAATTAGGCTACAAATTAGAAGAATTAAAAATAATTTATGATAAATTTAGCAGTGAAGATAAAAAAAGATTAAAAATATGTGTAGATACTTGTCATGTATTTGCTGCTGGATATGATATAACTAGTGAAAAAAAGGCAAAAGATTTTATAAAATTATTTGATAAACTAATTGGTTGGAATCATGTTGTTTTAATACATTTGAATGACAGTAAATTTGGATTAGGTAGTCGTCTAGACCGACATGAAGCATTAGGTGAAGGTGATATTGGTAAAAAAGGATTAGAAGTTATAATAAAATTTGCAATTAAAGCAGATATACCATTAGTATTAGAAACACCTGGTAATTATTCTAAAGAAATTAAATTAATAAATAAACTTTCTAAAAATTAGGATTAACAAGTTCAACTATCATATCAGGATCATTTAATTCCTGAGCAAGTTGCGTTAAACTCTTTTGACTAATTTCAATCTCTTTGTAATTAAAAGATTGATTTGCAGTATAATCTAACATAATAATATTACCTTGTTCATCATATTGATCATCTAATCTATACATCTTTGCTTTCTCAAAGAAAAATACATCATTCAGATAATTATTTTTTTTCAATGGATGATTTAAAAATTTGTTTGCAAATATTCGTGTAATTGCAGACTTATCCCATAAAAATGCTTTGACATTTGCAGGGAGTGGTCTAGACTGTGGATGAAATTTACCATATATAACGTAATGCATAATATTCATATAAAAGAAACTTTAAATGAAAATTAAGATATTAAAACAGAATTACAGGATACATTGTTTTTTTTCATAAAAAAATGGTTGCTGGATGTATCCTTAGTACGCACAGAACAGGCTCAAGCATTTGCTGTATGATGATTTAGTTTGAATCCATAAGTTACACACCTATGGATATCCAATCATCTATTAACTTTAAAGAATTTTATTGCTGGATGATGATTTAACTTCAATCATCGTAAGAAGATATAAAGTATTTTATTGCTGGATAATGATTTAACATGGCTCTTATTCAAAGCACACGGCTCCCGGGTAAGCACAATCATCAGTAAAGATAAGTTTTTTTGTTGCTGGAGAGATAATTTAACATAGCTGTTTTCAGCCAGGCCTATTAGCGTAGATTTACTATCTACTATTCGGCACAATTATCTACAATTTATAATACTATTCTTTTATAATGTTAGTTTTTCAATTTTTGAGCATAGCGATAAAATTCTATTTTGAGCATAGCGATAAATTAAAAATAAATAGGCTGTCTCTCATTTTGAATCTGACGAATCTTAGTACGAATAATATCATACATCGAGTCATCCAGTTGAATACGTAGACCATCATAAGGAGTCTGGACTGTAAAGCCCTTCTCCACCAAATACTTAAAAATATTCTGCGACCATCCGCTAAAATTCAGCACACCAGGCGTATCTGCCTGTGCATGGAAATCACTTAAACCTGGACGCAGATTCCAAATAACAATACGAGGCATAGTATAACCATTACCCTCACCAAAATTATCTTCACCTGCACGCTTAAATGACACACGAATCATTTCAATATGTGTCTGCCATGGTGCAGTCTTTACATTATTACGATACGAATTACCAGTATAACTTGATGTTTCAGCTGAATCACATGCCCTATCCCAATGCATATCTGTAAATACCACCAAGTCATTGGGCATATCTGCCACAGGTGTCTTATTCTTCTTAGCATCACTAATAATCATTTCCATTGCTTTCTGGAAATCAGTACTCAATCCCTGACCCATAGATGAATTTTTAATCATGTTAACCTTATCACAAATATCCATATCATCAGGAAATGTAATCCATTCAGGTGTAGAATCAAATGTCATAATCTTATTCTTGCCACTACCTGTAGCAAGTTCAGAAATCATTAGTCCCATGGCAGCACAAACCTGTTTAGGCGTACCATCCATTGAACCAGAGAAATCACACATTGCAATCATATTCTTAAATGTACCCTTAGTATTCAGATCATCTTTAATCATCTTCCATTGGGCACGGTGAATATTCTTAATATCCTCTGACAAATCATCAACACATAAATGTTCATAAATTTCATGAACCATAAGAACTTGATTAGCATTAATCTTTGCATCACCCTTAAGTACCTTATTAATATGTTCCTTAAAATGTTCAGCACACTTAATTCGATCATCATTATCAGCATAACGAACTTCCTTATTCTTCTTCTCATTTAAGAATGCACTACGATACTTATCCATCGCACGACCAGGAACTGCCTCAGGCTTAATATCTGACCATTTCTTATCACATTGCTTAATCTCTACAGTGTCTAAATACTTATTCAGTGGTGTAATTAGTTTACGATACATCTTCATCTTATGACTATATACACCATCAGGAAACATTAACTGTGCAATATCCTTTGCAATTATATACTGCGCACTATCACGCCCTTCACGTGGAATCCACTTGGCAAGAAGCGAAATAGACTTATTAGCCTTCATATTCTGATTATCTTCATCTAATTGAGTCTTCACCATATCATAAAAACATGCATTAACTTCGTCAATATTCCACTGATCCCAGATGGTAAAAATATCTCCCCAATAACCGTAATGAGGTATCAGGCTAAATAACTGCATCATAATGTCAGGTCGTTCTTGATAGAGAACTTTAAACATAATATAACTAATGGCACGTTCACCTTTGCCTCCACGAATATTTCGATTCATAAAAGCAAGAACAAAAGCATCCTCCTCCATTTTATGATAATCAGGAATCTTAGTATCAGAATAATAAAGAATCTTCTTCATACCATTAGTAATAATATCTTCGGTCTGACCACGAGTTAGAATGATAGACAGAGCAACTCGAGGGTCACCCACGCCGTCATATGTATAAACATCACTTCCTTTAGAACCAAGGGTTGTTGCCATCTTGTTTGATTAGTTGTTTTGATTATTTATATTATAATTATGGTCTTATAATGTAAATTTCAATTTTTATCGCATAAAATTCTTTTAATATCATATTCATCTACTTCATTATATAATTGAATTAATGATTTACTACATTGTTTAGTTGTCAATATAATATCAAATTCACATAATTCAATTCCTTTTTCTTTTAAATTAGATACAATTTCTTCTTTTTTATTTAATAATTTCTGTACTTTTAATACTATATTTTGAATAATTTCCTTTAATCCTTCTTCTATATTCATTGGAAACCATATCTTATTATCTTCTTCAGTTAATCCTTTATAAAATTTTATTTTTTCTGCTAATATTGATGATACTTTAATATTACGATATTTTTTTAATCGTTTATTTAAATGTAATATATGTATTGTGTCTTTAATAAATAAATCATTGGATGTTATTATTTTACCTTTTTCTTCATATGTAAGATCATTAATATCTTCTAATAAAAATGGTACTAATTCATTTGTTTTTATTTTTTCTGTATTCTGATTTATAATTATATTTTTATTTTCTTCATCTTTATCACTATCTTCTTGTATATCTTCTACAATTTTATCTGTTTTAATATCTTTAATTATATTTTGATTTTCTTCAAGTGTATTATTTTCTTTATTTGCATTATATAATATATCTTTAATACATTCTGTATATGCTAGAATTCTATTTGTATCAGGAGTATCATTAACTACATCAATTGTATTTTCTAATATTAATTCTGTTAATTTAAATTTTGTCGAATTTTTTAATTTAATAAGAATTTCTTCTTTTTTATCTATAATTTCTCTTAATTTCTTTTTATTATTATTAATGATTTTCATAGCATATTTTTCAAATTCTCTAATTTCCCAATTATTATTTTTATAAAATTTAATCATTATTTTATTATTTATTACTTCTAATAAAATATTATGATTTTCAGGTAATCGTGGATTAATATATAAATATTTTAAAATTAATTCATTAAATTTATGACCTTTATATAAAATTTCTCCCATTTCATCATCTGTTAATTTATTAATATCTTCATTACCATATGATACTATATCAATTTCATTTTCTTCTTTAATTGGAATTTTTTGTTCTTCTATCTTAATTTTATTCATAATATCATCCAATACAGATTTCATAGTTAAAAATTCTTTATAATTATTACAATGTAATTCATGAATATGTTTATTTAAAATTAAATTATTGGCGTAAATTCGACGACACCATTTGCATTGATTCTTTAATACTTTCAATGTATCTATATTTTTAACTTTAATAAAACTAGATTCTAAATTTTTACTAATTTGTATTAAAATATTTTTGGTTAACGAATTATTAATTACTAATTCTGATTGATTTGTACTACTACATTTCTTAGTTTTATTAATATGTCTTGATAATGAATAAATCGTCGTAAACTCTTTTCCGCATTCTTGACACATATTTCCGGACATGATATATAATATAGAAAAATATATATTTATATACTATATATATATTATTTACTATTTTTCTGTTAACAATTAAAAGTAAATAAAAAAAGGTAGTTATATAAGTTTATAAAATTCAGGTATTCAAATATATAGGGTTTATTAAACAACGTTTTTACTTTTACATTTTTTTGTTAACATTTTTTTGGTTAAATCAATATTATATATATTATTTATATTAATATAAACATATCATATTCAATAAATAAATAAATTATTGCTATATTATAGTACGCCATATATCTATTTTTTAACAGTTTTCACCACAGTTGTCTTTTTAGTAATTACTTTAGGTGCTGTTTTAGTTATAGTTTTAGAAATAGTTTTAGTTAACGTTTTTGTTACATTGGTAGATGTTGGTGAATATTCTTTAATATATGCTTCCCTCAATTCGTCTAATTCTTTAGTCCAAATATCTTTCTCTGACATAGTGGTTAAGGTAGTAATCTCAGTTTCTTTATTCTTAATCTTCTCCTTAAGTTCCTCAATCTTTTCATAAGTCATATTATATAATGGCATCGATAACAAATAATCATACTTATCATCTCCCATTGAAGGATATTTACGTTTAACTAATTGTGCTACGATATCATCACGCTTCTTACGATTAATAATAATCTTTTCATCTAATACTTCCTCAATAAATTTCATCTTCCATACTAATGCATCTAATTCTTTACGATATTTATCTAAATAGTATGCTTTACGACGAGTGTATGCATCTAGTCTTACAGCATAAAATTCTTTTAAGATATCAGCCACTGCATGGTATTTCTTAATCTTATCATCTTTATCATATAAATGCATATTGGTTATGCTAATCTTTTTAATGAGTTTAAACTTTTGTACCAGTTCTTTCTCAGATAGATCATCTACTTTTTTACCATCTAATGTAATTTTAAAGTATACCTCCTCATCTGTATTCTCATTGGTAAATTTCTGAATATCTTTCTTCTCTTCCAAATCATTTAAGTATTCTTTATACACAGATGTCCAAGTACCAACAGGTAATTCAGTAATAACCATATCACCTCCCATTGTTTCATACGTTCCTGAAATACAATATGTTTTATCTTCTTGGCTAATCTTACCTTTGAATCCATGAAAGTATGGTTTTAATTCTTTTAATGGTTTATCATTCATCATATTCTTAATACTATCAATTAAATCTACCGGACTATACGGTAATACTTGGGTACTAAATCCAGTACCAATACCCTCTGCTCCATTGACTAAAATCATTGGAATAATTGGTAAATAATATTCAGGTTCAATAGGAATACCATCATCATCTAAATAATTTAGAATATTATCATCTTCCTCTCGGTATACTTTACGAATGATTGGATTCAGATGCGTAAAAATATATCTGGGGCTTGCATGATCTTTACCCCCTAACAGTCTTGTGCCATATTGACCCGATGGCATTAAAATATTAATATTATTAGAACCAACAAAACGTTGAGCCATATTAATAATTGCCATATTTAAACTTTGCTCACCATGATGATAGCAAGTCTTATCGCTAATAAATCCAGTTAATTGTGCTACTTTAATTTCAGATTGTTTAGTGAATAATTTACGTAGAATAGTACCATATAAGATTTTACGTTGACTTGGTTTTAATCCGTCAACCATTGATGGAATACTACGTTTAATATCTTCATTAGAGAAGTGAATTAATTCTTTATTTACAAAGTCATTATACGGTACTTTCTTAATATCAGGAGTTAAGATAAGATTTTTATTATACTTCATTAACCATACTTTACGATCATCTGCTTTCTTTTTATCAAAAGCTAATACAATTGCTTCATGACAAGGATGTCCTACTGCGATAGCACATGTTTCAGAATCTTCCTTGTCTTCTTTGTCTTCCACTTTTTCTTCAATCTTAGGTAACCAAAGATAATTAATTAACTTATTCTCCAAATCAGCAAAATATTCTTTACCCTCCTCTCGTGAACTTGTACCTAATCCTTTGTAATATTTAATATGATATCCAATAGGATTTTTATCTTTCCATCCATTATAATCACTCAAGTTATAGAATACTTTACTATCTTTACCTTTAGTAGCTTTTACAATTGGAGTAGCTAAACATGTAATAAATCCATCGATTTTCAAGAGCGACGGCCAAAAATATTCAAAGAAATTAATTAATAATCCTTTAATATGATAACCATCTACATCTGAATCGCATAATGAAATAATTCCACCATAACGTAACTCACTAATATCTCCAATTTTATTTTTAGAGTCATCATCATCTTTGGATTCTTTATACTCTTTATTTTGATTTAGATATTGCTTACCATGTTTTAATCCAAGAATCTTCTTCAGATTAATAATTTCTTCATTATTTAATAGTTCTTTGGGTGATGCACCACGAACATTTAAGAGTTTGCCTTTCAGAGGAAAGATACCATAACGTTGATTACCTACAACGGAACGACCACTCATTGCTAATGCTTTAGCACTATCTCCCTCAGTTAAGATCAATTTACATAATGTACTTTTCTTAGTTCCAGCCCATTCAGCGTCTTCTAATTTAGGAATACCTTTAATAGCATTTACTTTTTTACCATCAGTTTTCTTCATTAAGAGACTTTCCTCTTTGAATTTAAGATAGTCTAATAATACATTTAAGATACCACAGCTACCAATCTTCTTTAAAAACTTTTCAGATAATTCACAAGATGAACCAAATTCACTCTGTTTAGTCTTTAAAGTTTCTTTTGTTTGACTAGTAAATGCAGGATTTTCAATAGTACAATTTACAAAAACCATAAAATGATCTTTAATCGAATGAGATTTAATTTTATTAATTGCATCCTTATTCTTTTTCTCAATCTGTTTTTGCATATAATTAATAATCTGATCAATGATATAATCAACATGAGAACCACCATGATAAGTACAAATATTATTAACGTGAGATATATGTTCAAACCCACCATCAGGACGATAGATAAAACTTATATCCCAACGATCAATCTTTTCTGAAATAATATCAGGTTCTTCTTCAAAGTATAATTGAATGTAATCCTGAAAGTTCTTAATCATAATTTGAATACCATTTAAGTAAATATTAACACCATCTAGAGTACCTGCTAAATCATAAACACGTTTCTCAAATAATGAAATCATATCATCAGATAATTGTTTAATACCAAACTTTGCAAAGTCAGGTTCAAATACAATTTTAGTAAAACTTTCTTGCTTACCTTTAATATCAGTAATTATAGGCTTAGCCCTTTCAGTCATATTATTAGTAAATTCTTGATAAAACTTACGTTTTCTAGTTAAGTCAACTGTCTCAATTGAAAAGAATGTCGAAAAGATATTTGTTAATTTAGCACCATAACCATTACGACCACCAGTTACTCTCTTTTGAGTATCGTCATAATTAGTGGAAGTCAATAATTCACCGAAGATAAGTTCGGGAACATATACTTTATAATCTTTATGGATTTCAACATCAATGCCATTACCATCGTTGTAAACAGAAATTTGTTTATTAGTAATAGTAATTTTAATATTTTTACAAGTTTTATCATTTTTAGAATGGTCACTTGCATTAACGATAATTTCATCAAAGATTTTGTATAATGCAGGAACATATTGAATTTCCTGTTTTACAATTTTACCTAATTGATGAATATATAATTTTTCAGTTTGAAGTTTAATATCACCGACATATGTATCAGGTCTGGTGAGAATATGTTCTAACTGAGTCTTTTTTTGGTATTTGGTTTCAATAGAATCCATTTGTTTTATTATATTAGTTATATTTCTTTAAATTATAGTATTTTCAATATTCAATTTTAAAATATTTTTATTTTTTGATACCGTAAATCAGTATTAAAAAATAATCAATTTTTACCCCTTAGTATGTATCAGGGATGTTATAATCTACCTAATTCCATTCTTAATTCTTGAAGAGGATCACCTCCCCCATAAAATCCATCGTTTTCATTGGACATCGGTGATGATACTCGTGATGATGCAGGTGATGATAAGTTACTAGTATTACCTTTAAGCATAGATTTATAGTTTTCTAATTCATCACGTCTTTCTTTTATTAGTCTACGTATAATTATGTCTTCAGGTGTATCCGATAATCTTTTAACATTACCTTTATTCGTCTTACTTAATTTTCTAATTTCTTTACTTACTTTTCTTTGATATTTTTTAGATATATTACCATTTACAATTGGGTTATATTCACAATTTTCATCATAATCATCATCATCGCACTTATCATTATTATTACCACCTAATGGTGATGATAAGTTACTAGTATTACCTTTAAGTGTAGATTGATACTCATCTAGTTCATTATCTCTTGCTATTTTTAATTTACCTAAAGTTGCATTACCAAATTCTCCTTTATTTTCCCATACACCAGTGTTACGGTTATATATTTGATAACCACCTGTTTCATTTAAATTTCTTGTTCCTACATTATTTCTTAAATTAGATAAATGTTCTGATAAGCTACCGTCACTTTTTGTAGAACCACCATCAGATAATCTATTTAGATATTTATCACGTTTATATTTTAATTTTTTGATAAAATCAGAATCTTTTAAATTTTTATATAATTTTGGAGCATTTTGTTTAAATGTTTTTAATGTATTTGCATAACCATTTTTTAATGCATTTTTTGATAATTTATATGCAGCCATTTTATTATTATTAATAAAATTTGAACAAGTTTTACTATCAGTAGGGCATATTAAATTTCTTATGTATCCACCTTCGAGTGCTTTATAATATGTTGGTAAATTACCACCATCTATCTTACCTCCATTTAATGATTTATGTAAATGTTCTAAAACAATATTTCTTTCTTTTTTAATACGATCATCATCACTACTTTTAACAATTTTCATTCCACCATTTTTTAATTTTAAATGACCAATATAAGTATCTTTATTATATTCAGCACCACCTGTAAATTTATTATATGTTTCAGTTTGTAAAAATACATCTCTAGTAGGAATTTCATTTGGTAAATTATCAGAATTATTATTAGAAGTAAAAAATGATAAAATAGTATCCATACACTAATAAATTAAAAATTTTTATTACAAATTTTTAATCTAAACTAATAATTCTTTATTTTCTGGATTTGGATTTGGATTTTTTGGATTTCTTTGATGCACGGCGTCTGCGACCACCGGCTTGGGTTGCAGGTGCAGGGGTAGCGGCACCACCATTCATCATCATCGCTGAGCGACGGGATTTAGATTTAGATTTCTTGGATTTTTTGGATGCACGGCGTCTGCGACCACCCGCTTGTACTGCAGGGGCAGGGGCGGCGACGGCACCACCACGAGATGATTTACGGGATTTGGATTTCTTGGATTTTTTAGATGCACGGCGTCTGCGACCACCCGCTTGTACCGCAGGGGCAGGGGCGGCGACGGCACCACCATACATCATCGCTGAGCGACGGGATTTGGATTTTTTGGATTTTTTGGAGGCACGGCGTCTGCGACCACCCGCTTGTACCGCAGGGGCGGCAACGGCACCACCACGAGATGATTTACGGGATTTGGATTTAGATTTCTTGGATTTCTTGGATGCACGGCGTCTGCGACCACCGGCTTGGGTGGCAGGGGCAGCTACGGCACCACCGCGCATGGATTTACGGGATTTAGATTTAGATTTCTTGGATTTTTTGGATGAGCGTCTGCGGCCACCTTCCATCATCATTGAGCGACGAGATGATTTACGTGATTTAGATTTCTTTGATTTCTTGGAGGCACGGCGTCTGCGACCACCCGCTTGAGTGGCAGGGACGGCACCACCACGCATGGATTTTTTGGATTTGGGTTTACGGCTTCTGCGTTTACGACCACCGGCTTGAGCAGATACATCCGCTACGGCGTTTTGTAACGCGTTTAAGATATTGTTGGCTTCACGTTCTTCTTGATTCATTGTATATAAAAAAGAAATAGAAAAATAAATTTTGATTTTGTAATAATTATTAAATTTAATTGTAATTTTGTTGTTAACTATATTTTTTTCTAACTTAAAAACAATTATATTTATATTTTAATGGCTGAATATTATCCTATTGAATTTTTACCAGAAGATCCTAATTTAGGAAAACCAAATACTCGCAATTATTTACGCAATAATTTACCTTATGCTGATACAGGTAAAGATTCAAGTTCATCTCAAGTAGAATCAAATGATAATATTGATAATAATAGTAAAAAATTAACATATTTATCATCATCTATAATAAATGAGCCAGTATCGTCAGATTATACTAATTTGGAAAATAAAGGACAAGTACTTGAAAAGATACCAACAATAGATAATAATGATAAAACTAAACGTAGAATAACCAGAATTAATATCGACAGTAGATTAAGAAATCAATTACCTAAAAACGTATTAGATCCTACCCTAAACAATTTAACGAACGCATTATTTTTTACCAAAGATTCAAATATATTAACTATTTATCAACCTAATCATAATTTAGTGGTAGAAGATAAAATAGTATTAGAATTTGCTACCAGCACTAATGTAAATATTAAGCAAGGATTATCATTTCAAAAGGGGTCAACATATGGTATAATTAGTCAGCCAAACCATGGATTTTTAGAAGGATATACATATTATGTTAGTATATCTAATGTATCAGGTGATATCAATTCAGGAACATATTTATTAAATTATCCAATTAACTTAATTAATACTAAACAACAAGTATATTTAACCAGAAACAGTACAGATATATATAATCCAAATGTATATTATATTAATTTAGAAATACCAGCAGAACAAGATTTTACATATCAATACTCATTTAATGTTAAATATTTAAATATTCGTAGTATCCCATTAAATCAAATTAATGCAAATTATCCAATATCATCTGATAGAGTATCTGGATATCAAACAGTAGAAAATGTAATTAATAATAATTTTTATCAGGTCCAATTACAATCAGTTGCAGATAGCAGTACAGTTACAACATATAATACTGCATTTTATAATTCGAGTCCAAATAATGGTGATGGTAATAATATTTTAATCGTAAAAATATTATCAAGTATAGATGGTTATCCAGACCCAAATAATTATATTATCAGTTTGCAGAGAAATTTTTATAGAGTTGTTCAAATTAATTTATTAAATACAATATTTCCAATTACACAAAAATTAGTTAATGCAACACCAATAGGAATTCAAAATAATTTATTATATTGGCAAAATTTAACAGATGGTGCAACAATATACAGTATTCAACTTCCATCAGGTAATTATGAATTATCAGATTTACAAACAGAAATAGAAACTCAAATTCAAACTGTTATTAGACCAAATATTAATTCAACAGAATTAGTTGATAATATTTATACATATAATAATAATCTTGCAAAAGTTACTATCAATTCAGTAAAAAATAGTTTTACCATTCAGTTTTTTCAAAAAGTAATTCTAACGAATGCAATTTTTAAATCAAAATTAATTTATCCAGATGGATTTACACGTATTACTGTTAATTATCCAAATCATTCATTATTAGTAGGTGATACAATTAATATATCAGGTGCAATAGGAACAGATGAAATTCCAACTAGTTATTTAAATGGTGATTTTGTAATTGAATCAGTAATTGATTTAAATACATTTTCGATAAAATTAGCAAGATTCAATAATGATCCATCAATTCTATTTACAAATGGTGGAACAGCAATCACTATATTACATCCAATATATTCAAGATTATTATTTAATTATCCAAATACAATTGGAAATATATTAGGATTTGCAAATGTAGGTCAACCAGATAGTATTACACCATATAATTATGTAATTCATAATTATGATTTATATGAAATAGATATCCAAGTTAATAGTATTGGAGTTGCTACACAACCAAGACAAGATACCAGAATATTAAATATGAATCCAGATAATTATATTTTAATATTAACTGATATACCATTTTATGACCAAATTAATTTATTTGATGCTGAAACATATGCATTTGCAAAGATTATGTTAGCAGGTAATGTAGAAAATTTTGTATATGACCAATTTATACAATTAGGTAGTATATTCAAAGAACCATTGGCAAATTTATCAACAATTAATTTTAGATTTACTAGTCCAACATATCAATTATATGATTTTAATGGTGTGGACCATTCATTTACAATCGAAGTAGTAGAACAAATAGAAGATTTAGATATACCGAATGTGACATAAACTCGAATTGCTATGCAATTCTCCTGTTGCTATCGCAACGTTTACTTCGTTCACATTAGCTACGCTAATTAGGAGTGTTAACGAGTTAAAACAGTATCTAAATTTTGATAACGAACCCTATTGAATATATATCTTAATTGATTTCGGTATATATTTAAGTAATATCCAGATGTAATGGTAAGATAAGTAACAAGATTACTTCTAAATTTATCATTATAATTTGTAATTATATTTACTTTACTATCTTCATTGATATCATTTAAAAATAAGTTACTGTAATTTTGAACTATTTCATCTAATGTTTTAGTATCTTTTGGTTTATTTGGATCATTAGGATTTATATGTAAATGATAATAAACAATATCAGATATAATAGGTTGTAAATTTGGTTGTAATGCAGTATAATCTAATATAGTATCTAATTCACCATTAATATAATAATTTAAGAATTCTCTGGTAGTGGGAATAATATTATTTTCAAATAAACTATTTAATTGTTTGGTTATTTCTGATACAAGATATTGATTAGCTAAAACTTGATTATCTATTAAATCATTATAAATAACATCATATCTATATGGTCGATTATTAATTCTTATATTATTAGCAGTTCTATCAAATATGAAAGTATTAAAATTTTTAAATAGATTTAATTGATTTTTAGTCAAATCTTCTTTTACTTGCATATTTAAATAGGTAATATCACTTTTAAACTTTTCATCATGGTTATTAAGATATTTTGTTAATGTAAGTTTAGTTATTTTATTTTTATCATTAATAGCAGTTATAATATCAGGAATACCTAATTTAATAATTAAATCACTGTATTCACTAACATTAACATGAATAGTTCTTCTTAATAATCGAATTAATTCAACATTATTATTTAAGCAAGGTAATTTATCTATTTTTTCCCCGTTGGTATAATTTTCATCTAAATAATAATAATTATTACTATCTCTTTTATTTAATACAGAAATTTTTAATCTATTTTGAATAGTATTAAAAATTTTATTAATATCAGTATTGAATTGTGGATTTTCTAATTTACTAGAAACAATTTCATTAGAAACAGAATAGATAACTAAGTTTAACATATCAACAAAAGTTTTATTAATAGCAGAATTTAATGATTTTAATACTCTTAATTTAGCAACTTCAGGGTTAATAGTATCATTTTCACCTTGAAATTTTTGTAATAAATTATCAAACACTGGTATTACAGTTATAGCATTATATATATCTTGATGATACCATTCTAAGAAAACTTGTAATTGATTAAAATTACCAATATTAAGACCGTATTGATTATTGGGATTTGATACAAAATCTCCAGCATTATTAGAAGTAGGTAAATTAGTATATTGATATATATTAAGAGGTGGTACTGGATTAGATACACCTGGATAATTAAATGCATATGATAATTTTAAATTATTACTATCTGCAAAATATTTTGCTGTATTATTTAATAATAATTTTTGATTAAATATGAAATCATTATTTTGTTTTAGTAATGATACAGATGAGAAATTATTGATATTATTTATAAATCTGTTAAATAAAGAACTAATATTAGGATAATTTTCATAATCATCATTATTTCTCTTTATTATTACAATACTATTATAATATTGATTACTAAATAACATAATATTATTTAATTGTTCGGATATATTTGGAGGCAATGCATTCAATAATCTATCAATAGTATTAAATTCATTATCTATTACTAGATCTACACCCACAGCAACTACTGCTCTAAAATTATTTTTAAATTCATTATAATTTTCAGTAATTTCTTCCCAATATTCGGTAATTAATTCAGCTAATTTATTCTGATTAGTTTGATTATCAATAGTAAATAAATTATTATAAATTTGATTATAATTATCAGTAGGTAATATTACATAATCATTAACTTTTGGTAAATTTTCTAATTGTTTAACTTTCAAGCTATCTTTGAATTTTTTTAATAAATCGGATATAATTGCAGGTAATTCTGCAATTAATTGTTGTTCACTTTTAAATTCAGTTGGTAATTTATTTACTTTATCATGAATATCATGAGTATAAGTAGGTAAAATATTTTTAATTTCCTCATCTTCTAAATTAGTATTATAAATTTTTCTTACTTCATTTTTAATACTATCATAGAATTCAATACCAATATTAGGATATTGTTTAATATAATCAAGTAATTTTGTAATAAAATTAATATTAATATTAGGTAATTTTAAGATTTCAGATCTAAGATTTCTTTCTAATTCAGATGTTTGAGCATAGTATTTACCGATATTAATATCATCATGAACATCTCTTAATTCAACAGGACATTGTATTATAGTAGGAATTAAAGACGTTCTAAATAAGTCATAGCCTTTAGGTAGTTTAATATTTAAATTTACGTTACGGTCGATTAATAATTTAGTGACATTATATAATTGGAGTTTAATGGCATAATAAATGGGAGGTAAACCTGAATCGTCTAATGTATTTATAGCTACACCACGTTTTAATAATAATTTTATAACTTCAGTTATTTGAATATCAGTTAATGATGATTGAATGATGGAATGTAATAAATTATTAGATTTTGATAATTCGGTTGGATAATTAGCGAATACTTGTTCTAATTTACCATATTCACCTGCTTTTGCTAATCCTTCGATCTCATCTTTTAGGATATCAGGGATACTAAGTGAATTATAAATACCTTTTTCTATAAATGTAGGTTTTTTAATGAATGGTTTACTCATATAATAAAATATTAAAAAAAATAGTAATATTTTATCTCATTCACATTATTCATTCGGTTTACAACGCTCACACAATTCACTATGTTCATTCGGTTTATTTCGTTCACAGTAACGGTGAGCTTTAGCGAACCGAGCGAAGCGAGATAAATTTATTTATAAATTTATTGTTACTTAAAAAATATAACATAATATAAGATTATGAGCTATTATTTTAGACCCCCCAACTCCCGAGAACAAAATCTATTTATTGTAAGATTTTCTGTTGATAATCTAGCATCTGCTAATTTTATAGATACATCACCTATTTTTACATTAAGATCATCAGCATATACATCCCCATCATATATCTTTTTACCAGCTGGATTATCTTTAAAATATAGTACTGGTGATTCAGTATTTACATTAGATTACACAAATGCTAAATATGAAATTCCACCTACCTTTAATCTTTTAATGAAAGATTCCAATCCTCCTACAGGTTTTAATGTATCAGTATTAAGCGTTACAAATACTAACGCACGATTTATAATATATACAGGATATACAGGTACAATCGGTCCAGGTTTAATTACAAAAGTAACGCCTTCTAGTACATCATTTACAAATATTGGATTACAAGTACAAATTATTGGTAGAACGACAACAGGTCCTACATTTGCAATTGCTAATCAAGGATGGACATATGTAGAATCAACTACAGCCAAGACAGATACAATTTACACAACAATGAATATGGGAACTAGTGGAGTTACACAACCACCATATGGATTAAGTGTGGGAGGATCATTCGGTTATCAAGGCAGTGCAGGAACAGTAACGAATGTAACAGCAATAGCCAATTATAAATATACAGATATATCAGGTAAAGATTTAATATATGCATATTATCCATTAGATTTAAGCACCATAACAATATCAGGAACATATATAATTTCATTACTAACACCAACGGATGTAGGTCAAGAAGTAAAATTCCAAGTAGTCGTAAATCCAAATCCAGCAACTATTAAGGTTTCATTTTCAGGAGAAGTAGTAGGTGTATCAACTAGTTCTATTGCGTATGTAGGAGATACAATGACATTTATTTCAGCATGGAGTGGTTCATTAAAATGGGTTAAAGTAAATAATCAATAATTAATTTTAGTTATATACATCTAAAATTAAATATGTTTATGCAGGTGCTTTATTATCAGCAGGATTAGCTACAGGACCACTGACATAACCACTGGTATCAGCAGACATTACCATTTGATTAGTAGGTGTGTTGTAGTTACATTTGTAGTTTGATTCAAGATTTTTAATATTGTTTGAAATAATGTTAGCAGCATTACCAATTAAGAAATCACGGAATTGATTGCTATTGGTTAAATTATTTTGTTTCATGATATTGTATTGAAGGTCATCACGATCTCTCCATTCTGTATAGTTGCGGTTATTTCCAATGGCAGGGCAGTTACAGCAATCACCAAATTTAGAATTCATAAAATACAAATAGAAAATTTCCTTCAGAAGATATATTATTTTGTAGATTATTTATAGATAAATTATTAAAAGTAGATATTTGTGCAAATTGTTGATTTACCATATTCATATGAGTATTAATCATACTATTAAAATTAAGACTAGATAATTGATTATTCATAAATGGTATCATTGGTAATGATGGTAAACGAGGACGTTCATTTAAATTAAATAATTCTGATGGTAAATGATTATTATTTGGTAATTCAATAATTTCTATTGGCTTGCTAATAAGTCTTTGATTAATTCTGTCTTGGTTTTCTGTTTTTTTCCGTTCGTGACTGTTACGTTTTGTTTCTTTGCTAATTCTTTTAGTTCTAGAACCGTCATTGTTTGAAGATCTACTTCTTTTTTTTTAGTAACATGTATTGTTTCAACAACTGTTTCAATTGGTTTAACATCACTTGGAGAATTAAAAACGTCTAAATTATTTTTAGTATCTGAATCGGAATCATTTTCTTTTAATGATTCTTTTAATTCATCCACTTCTTTTAATTCATTAGATAATGTTTCTTTATTATTTTGAATAATAGATTCTTTTAATTGTGATACCATATCTGATAAAATTTCTTTAGTTTCAAAATTTTCTGTAGATTCAACTTGATTTTTATCAACATTTTCTAAATGTTCTACTTTTTCATTAGATTCAGTATCAGATTCTTCGTCAGATTCAGAATGATTATTATGAGCATTAGAATAAGTAATTACATTTGCTTTTGTCTCTTCAGCTAATTTTTTTTCATCTTGTTTTTGTTGATTATTTGACGTTGAAATATAATTAAATAATGTCTGTGAAAAATTGTCTAGAATAATAAATTTTTCTTCTAGATTATTAATTTTTTGACTTACAAAATAAATTCTATATATTAAAACAAATATCAATATTAAACTACAAACTAAAAGGATATCTTTAATCATACTAATATTTATCATAAAAATAAATTATTTTAAACACATTAGTTTTTATTTTTAAATATATATTATATATATATATATATAATGAATATGGATTCAGCTACAAAATCTGCATTAGTCGTAGACTTAGTTAAAGTATTTGTAATTGCCGCTACATACCATGTATTCTGGGCCTTACATAATTCTTCCCAATTATTAACAGAAAGTTTCTTATTTGAAGCTGCTTTCTTATTAGCGGGTGTTGTATTATATCATGTAGTTGTAGCTAAATATGTAAATCAATACAATGCGAAACATGCGTAAGCATTGAGCAGACTATGTAGTAATGAAATTACTAATACAATGCGAAACATGCGTAAGCATTGAGCAGACTAGGAAAATAATTTCTGATAATAGAAATTAAGACAAACGTGATAAATACACCTAATAAAAATGCAAATGCATTACGATTATATTTTAATAAATAATAATTTTTCATATTATTTATTTCTTCTTCTTTTTTTTGTTTTGCAATCATAATATCACTAACAATAATAGTAGTATGGGTAATATCAGTCTGATATTTATTGAATAATTTCTTTTTAATATTATTAATATGTTCTTTTACATATAATTTATCTTGAATAACTTTCATATTACTTGCATTCATTCGAATCCATGAATCACCATTAATAAACTGAGATTTAATATCATCATATTTATAACATTTAATAATAATAATATATAAATTCTTGGCAATCTTTTCAAAATCAACTTTTATAGATTCTGAATTAATATTATTACCAGTAGTAGTTTTTAAAATATTATGAAGATTATCTACAAATAATAGAATATCATCTTTTTCTTTATCAGTTAAATAACATCCTAATATCTGACAATTATCATCAATACCATAAATAATGATACCACCTTGAGTATTTAAAAAAGCACAAATAGTTTCACGATATTTATAATGTTGATTAATATGAAACGATTTTTTAAATTCTAATTGTATACCTTCTGAATAAGGATAGATTTCATTTAATAGAAATCGTGGAATAATATATTTGTCTATACTTTCATTCATTTTAGTTTAATTAATTTGTATGTAATTAATTAAATTATCAATTTTAACTCGAAATGCAAAAATGCATTTTCTCCTAATTTTTCTAAAGAAAAATTGTTCACTTCGTTCACAGAAATTTGTTTTAAATTTATTAGATATCATTAAATTAGCGTAGCTAATGTGAACGTAGAGAACGTTGCTTTAGCAACAGGAGCGTAGCGAGTTTATGCATTCATTGCAGGAGTATTTGATTGGACAGGTGGTGTAACTCTTCTGGATGAATCCCAATCTTTTAATGATAATGGATAACCATTTGTTAAGCTGGGGCAGACAGGGCATTGTTTATCTGCAACACAAACAGGAGGAGGATTTAATGCAGGACCCCATTTATTAGTATTTAAAAGAACATAATCTTGATCCCATTCATTAGTTAAACCGTCACCATTAGCACCTAAAGGTTGTAAAGGAGCAGTAGATGATACTTGAAGTGTTGATAAATCAATGGGAGTAGATGGATTTGTAGTTTGTGCTTGTTGAACATTTTGGAGTAAAGCAATTACTTTGGTAATATCATCATTTGTAAACTTTTCAATAATATTTTTAGAATTTTCTACTTTAGGTTCTACTTTAGGTTCTGGTTTATTTTCTTTTGGTGGTTGAGATAAATTATTAAATTGTTCTTTTACATCGTTCTTGTTAATTAAAACATTTAAATTTTTAGCATCTTCATAATGTTCAATTTTAGGAGGATTAATTCTTGCTTTATTTTCTACACCTTTTTTTACAAGAGGAGATACTCTTTCATATGGAGAAACAGTATTCGTAGGTACATTATCATAATTACTAATTTGTTCCATAAATAAATATGGTATAATTAATAATCCAACTAATATATACCTAGATTTTTCATCAAGACGATCTCTAGTTAAAAAATATACACAAACAAATGTAAATATAAAATATAATACAAATTTTAAAAGAGGAGATAATTGAAACATACTTATAGATTAGTTTTTATTTTTTGTGTGAATAAAAAACATTATTAAAATTAAGAAAATTAATATAGTTAATATAACTTGAATTGTAATAGATAATAAAAAATACATTTTTAAATCAGATATTGTATTATTAACTGGCTTATATACATAATGTTCTAATAATTTTTTGTTGTCATCTTTACCTAATTCATCTTGACATTTTTTCCAAACTTCATTTGCAATTTGTTTTAACATTAATATATAATTATTTATTTTTTTTCTAATATTAACTTATAAATGGAAACAATCAATAAATATCTATCATCAATTGATAGATTATCTAATGCTAAAAAATTAATTTTAGTTTTAATCATTGTTGTTGTAGTTATGTTAGGTATGGAAATATATTCATCAAAAAGTTTACGTACAAATGTAGTTAATCATTCAAATAAAATCGAAAAATTAATGAATGCAAATGGTTCTCTAGAAGAATATGAAGAAGATGAAGATGAAGATGAAGAAGAAGGAGAAGAAGAAGAAGCACAAGCTAAACCATCATCCGCCAAAAAAATTAATTTATCAGCTGAAAAATTAAATGTAACATTATTCTATGCACATTGGTGTGGACATTGTAAACAATTCCTTAAAGAATCATGGGGAAAATTAAAGAAACAATATGAAAATAGTGATGTTCAATTAAATGAAGTTGATTGCACAGAAGTTAAATCTAGAATTCAAACTCCTGGTGGTAATGATATTGAAGGTTTCCCAACATTAGTATTTAACTATGTTGATGCCAATGGTGAATTACAAGAAGAGGAATACAAAGGTGGTAGAACAGTTAAACATGTTACAACACACATTACAAAAATTAGAAAAACAATGGGTGCTTAAATAAATTCAATTTTACTTAAATGTAAAACAATAGAATATTCTTTATTTTTAGGATTTAATTTTATTTTATCAACTTCAACAGTTAAAATAAGATTTGTTTCGGGTTCAATAACTTGATTTTTATTTACTTTAAATTGAATGAATTGTTTATCACTAAAAATAATATTTGATTTTAAAGTATAACCAGGAAGATTTTTTTGTATGAAAGAATCAATATTTTGTTCTAAATTATAGAGAAAGTTATCAGGATTCAATACATTTAAATAATTATTTTTAAAGAATGTTTTAACACCTTCAAATGATTTTGTTTTAAAAGTAAATTTAATAGTATTCTTATTCTCCAATAATAAATATTCATTTGCAGAAAGTTTACCAAGGTAATATGAAGTCATTTATATAAATTATCAGAGATAATTTATTTCGCTTCGCTCAGTTCGCAATGCTCACAAATATAAATGTTCCTATTGGATAAACTTTAATAATTTTATAATTAATATTAAAATATCGTGTTTATATTTTAATATTCGTAATTATTTTACAATTAGGAATACATTTTAAATAAAATTTATCGTAATTGTGAGCATAGCGAACTGAGAAACGTAGTTTCGAAATAAATTTGAAAAATTTATATTAATTTCATTCGGCTTTATCAAGATAATTACGTAAATCAGATAATGATTTAAAGTTAATAATATCACCGCCAGTTAAATTATTTTGCATTTTGGCTTGTAAATATTGTTGTTTAGCCATCATGTATTCTTTGTAATAAGGAATATTATTATTGCTTTCAGTAAAACCTAAATTAACACTGGTTTCAGAAAAGAAACCACCATCTTGTGTATCTTTAGATTTTTTAGATTTTTTAGAACTTTTTTTAACTTTTTCTTCAGATTCAGATGGAGGTGATACACTATTTTTATCAGATTCGCTCATGCGTTTTTCTCTTTCTTCATCTTTGGTTTTAATAAGGCTCATACGTTCATCTAATTTTTCTTTGAATTTATCTAAAAAGTTATCGCTTTTAACAAGAGATAACATTAATCTTGATCTTTCTAAGCTTGTTACATCAGGATTATTTTCTTTTACTTCTTGATAAGCTAAAGATTTATATGCACGAGCTTCTAGTGGTTCAAGTTTAAGATCATCTTTTAAATAATCAAGAGCTTCTTGGTGAATTTCATCAGAAGGTGAAGGTTTATCTCTGCCACCATACATTAATTCTTCTTCATCTTCACTGCCTCCTTCAAAAACAGCACCTAAACCATTTTCATTACGTATACCTTTAATTACGTTATTTGAACCACCGGCCATATAGCCTGATTCAGTGGCTAATAATTCATCTCTTGTAGGAGGAATTGCATTTGGAGAAGCAACGAATACAGAATTATTATTATCTAATGAATTATTTAATTCGTGTAATTTGTTAATAAAGTCACTTCCACCTTCTGTATCAACGGAAGGATTAAATAAATTTTTAATCGCTTTAATAATAAAATTGGATTCTGTTTCTGTGGACATCTTTCTATATTAATTGGTTATTAAAAAAATTAATAATTAATGTTATAAATATTATTTTATACTTTTATTTTTAACCCACTTATTATCTCTATAATATTCTATACTATTTTATTATTACTTTATCTAAAATTATAAATATATATTGATATCCATGATAACATACATTATTATTAAATTTTTCATATATTATTATATAAATATATATAAATAAAATATTACTTGTTTATCTAGGGGTAAAAGTTTAGTAGCAATAAACTCGCTTCGCTCGTAATTATTTTATAATTAGGAATAAATTTTAAATAAAATTTATCGTCTCACTACGGTCGTTTTTACACTAATCGTGTAAAATTCGCTATGCTCAGTTTGCCACACAAACATTTAAGGATTTTTCTTATATTAATAAATATATAAATTATTAAAATAACATCTAATGTGAGTATAACGAACTTTGACGCTAGTCAAATTTTACGAAGTGAGAGGAGCGAAGCGAGTTTATTGTTATAGTAAAAGTTTAAGAGAAAAAATAAAAGAAAAAAAATTATTTAAGATATATTTATCTAATACATAATTATATACAATGGATACAAAGAAAGATAATTTTACTACAATATTAATAATTGCGGTTTTAGCATTAGCCATTTTTTACTTATTAAGACCATCTAGTTCGAAATTCACCAACGCAAGAAAAGTAAATTATGAATTAAACCCAAGAAATAGATCATCCAATGTTAAAGAACATATAGCTAATGTAAATGACCCTTCAATGCAACCTTCAGGTGGCAATGATTTACCCGGTAACCCAGCCACACCAGCTGAACCCGCTGGACCCATACCTGCGTCTGTTACAGACTCAGCCACCAGAAATAAAGAATTTCCCACAGGTGAATTTAGACCTTTACTCTTAACTCCTTCAGGCGAAGTAATAGGTGCGTCACCTGATAACCAAAGTGCTGGTTTCGGTGCTGACTACACATTAGGTGTTGACCAAAACTTAGCCAACCCCAGTGGTAGACAAATGCAAACCAGCTCAGACTTACGCCCACAAGAAATGAATTCCGGTTGGTTCAACTCACCATATGATCGTGGTGCTCAATTAGAAATCGAAAACGGTAACTTATTAGCGTCAGCGTCATCCCAAGCCAAGATTGGTATTGATACAGTTGGTCAATCATTAAGAAATGCGTCATACGATATTCGTGGTAGCGTCCCCACACCCAAATTTGATGTTGGTCCATTCAATAACTCAACAATCGAATACGATTACAACATCAAATCACTCTATTAAAAAATATATGTTTATTAAATATAATTTTAATAAAAATATACGTATGGATGATAATATTAAAAAAGAAATACGTAATGTTCGTAGGTTTATCGTAGATTTAATTGTTGATTTTATTAATATAATCTTTTTTTGGTTACCTAATAATAATATACGAGGTAAAATACTTATTTTCATTCATGTATTTTTAAGTTTTTTTGGTTATGTACTTTTTTTCTTTTCAAAACCTCGTAGCGAAATGCGTCTATTATTTGTATTTATATGCATGATAGTTCTATTATCTAATATTATATTTAAAGCATGTCTAATTACATTAGCAGAACAACGTCTTACTAAAAAAAATGAAACTATTTTAGATCAATTTCTTATTTTTATGAAAATTTCAGCAAATAGTGATACCCGATTTGCAATGACACTTGGTTCTATTATTTCAATATTTTTATTTATTAGTTGGACAGTTTTTACAGATTATTTTATTCATAATTAAATTAATAAAATAATATTTATTACAACTTCTATTCTTCGTCATCAGAATCTAAGTTATCGTTGGATAACTTAGTTCTTCTATTCTTCGTCATCAGAATCTAAGTTATCGTTGGATAACTTAGTATTATTAACTTTAGGTGAAAGAATTAGATACACATATCCTAAATCTGCAACCAAGTATTTAATAAATAATGGATAATCGTTCTTTAAGAATAACTCAACCGAAGAACATAATCCAACACATTTCGTAAATGTTGTAAGATTCTTAAGTTCATATAATCCTTGGATAATATCATGATTTTCAGCTTTCTTACTGATTTTGATACTTTCATCATCCTTCTTATCAGCTTTTTGTTTTAAGGTAGATGACTGAGATGCAAAATCACCTTTACCAGTAAAAGTTAAAATATCATTTACACTTGTAATTTCAATTGAGTCTGAAATATTTGCCATATCTTTAATAATCTTATGGAAAATCTGAGACGGTACTGATAAAATTGTTTGAAAATATGTTTTATTACTGTCATTCGGAAGTTTAAATTCTTTATCCGGATTTAGATCAAGTAATTTAAGCTTGTAATCAGTAATACAGTTTTTCTTTTCATTTTCCATACGAATACCCAAGTTATTAGGATCATTCTTGTAATAATATAATGTCAATGAATCATCATTGTTCATGGTCTTAATTAATTTATGTAAGTTAACCATATCAACACCAAGAATCTTTTCTTCATTGAGAGTATAAATTTGGAATTTATCTTTCATGAGATTCATAATGATACTCATTTCATGAGTGGGTTTTTTAGCAGCATTAAGTAGAACACCATTTTTAGTAAAATGAATATTAGTCTCAATTAAAATATCTTTAATTGCATCTACGAGAGTTTTAAAAGCATTGCTTTGCACGGTTTTGAGTTCGAATACCAAATTGCTGGTTGCCATTTTCTTATATAATTTATATTCGTTTATATCTAATAAATAAAAATATATCAATTTTTTTTGTTAATAGTTTTTATGAGTAAAAGATACGAATTAGTTAATCCATTAATTATAGGAAGCTTTGATAGAACATTTACTGCTGATAATTCATTACAAGCGGCACATTCAGCATATCAAGAATTATCACAATATTTTGTAGGTCACATACCTAAATTTAAATTTACTTTACAAAGAGTAAAAAGAGTATCTAGTTTACATCAAACAGGAGGAGGTAAAGATGCAGATTATCTTCATTTTGAAGTGTATGAATCAAAGGATAAAAAAAACTCTAAAGGAATTAGTTACGCAATAAAACCGTTAAATACAGAAGTACATTTAGATAACTTTCAACAAAAATTACAAAATTTTATGCATCGTAAAAAAAAGACAGTATTAACTTCAGAAGAACCAGAAGAAGATGAACAAGATGGTGGTAAAAAAAAATATGTAGATGATGAAGATTTAGATCCTGAATTAGAAGAAATGTTAGAAGAAGATTATGATTACAAACCTAAGAAAAAGAAAACATTAAGAGGTCGTAAATGGTATGCACTCAATGGTCCATTAAAAGGTCAAGATGTTGATATTAATCCAATCACATATTATCGTTATGATCCAATTTTATATGCAGAAACATATAGTTATATACCCGTTTTTACACCAGATGCTGGAGTAAAAAGAATATTAATGGATAATTATGAATATACCAAATTATTAAATAAAGTATTAAGTTCCAAATAAAAAAATATTTTCCTTGTTATTTACATAAAATGCCAAATAATAACGAAAGCAACCTAAACCAAACATCAGGAAATACAACAGAATACAATCAAATGGTTAAATCCTGGATTGAAACCGAAGATAAAATTAATACCTTAATGAAATCTTTAAAAGACTTACGTGATGAAAAGAAACAATTTGAAAACTTTATTATTGAATACATGGAAGAACATGATGTAAGTGATGTTACAATTACAGAAGGTAGAATTAGAAAGAATGTATTAAAAACAAAAGGCGGATTCAATGAAAAAGTTATTTTAGAAGGTTTAGCTGAAATTACCAAAGATGATACTAAAGCTAAAGATATTACCAAAGTCATTGCACAAAAACGTGAAACCAAAGAAAAGAAATATCTCAAGAAAGTCAAAAACAATAAATCCTAACGGATTTATCTCACTACGCTCGATGAACGATAGTGAATTGTTCTTTATAGAATTTATTAACTATAATATAATCATATATTTAAATATAATTATATTAAAGGATACCCAAACGGTGAGTGCAACGAACCGAGCGTAGCGAGATAAATCCGTCAGGATTTATTGTTCTTCACTTCGTTGCATTATACTATCTAAATTATAAGATGATTGCGGCGGTACTGTATTTCTTTTAAGTCTAGGTCTAATACCTCCTGAATTACCTCTGATGATTTTATCGTGATATTCTTCTTCAAAGAAGTTTCTAACAGGTGCTACAGTCGGACTTAACATTATCGTATTCTTGTTTAAACAGAAAAATTCCTTTCTAAACTCTTCAATGGTGAGATATCCGCCAAACTCTTTTAAAGTTTGTCGTGGTGGAGCCATAGTAACTGGATATGAGTTTACACCGAAGATATCCCTACGGAAGTCTTCAATTAAGGAATTTACTTCACTCATTCTATAATTATTTTCCTTGACATTATAGGCTTTTGCACAGTTGAGTGAACAGAAACAACCTTGAATCTGATAAGTATTATTATCAAATTTGATTGGTAATCCAAATGGAGAATTTGTAAATGGATGAACACACCACCAACACCATATATTAGTTGTTTCTTTCCATTTACATGTTTCACTATCTATGATATTAAGTTTGCAATCGTGAATCTTGTTTTCCATTGTATCTTGGATATTTTTGATATTTGTTACCTCTTGTAATTTAACATGAAGTGCATTACACCTTTCACTTAAATATGTACAATTATAACATTTTTTCTTACTATCTGAATTTTCCGTATAATATAACTCATTTGTTAATGCTAATTCAGATTCATGTTTTGTTTCTGTCATCATTTCTTCTGTTTGTTCAGTTGTTATTTTATCTAATTTACCCTTTTCCTCAATAAAGACATTTTCATTTATCTTTTTATTATTAAGATTATTAATATCTTTTGTTGTTAAAGGTAAATGAATAATAAAACATTCTTTTTCTGGGTCTAATGATGATGTAATATTTTTTGTTTCTATATTTTTAATATCTAATACTTTACCTGAAGGCTTTCTACCTCTTTTCTTTAAAATTCTAACAGGCTTTTCATTTGTCGTATCTAAAATAGTTGGTTGTTCTAAAGCAAGGTCGGGTTTATTTTCTAAGTCATGGCTCATATACCATATTTAGTGATGTCTCTTTAAGCATTTTTAGGCAGTGGCATTGTTATTTCTAATTGTAGAATCATCGCTATCAATTGATGATGTGATTAATGATTTTTTATCTATATTTTTGTTATTAGCTAAATTTTCCATAATACGTTGTGATTGTTCATTTTGTCTTAAAATATTATTCATTCTTTCAGCTTTTTCTTCTTCAGCTTGTTTTTGTTGCATCATATAGTGTAAAATTTTATTTTGTTCTTCTCTTTGTTTTTGTGCAGCAGATGCTGGAACTACATTAGCTTGAATATTTTGTGATAAGTTTCTTACTAAATCTTCTTTGGTTTTAGGATCCAAGTTATTGAAGAATGGAATTGATTCAGATGCTTTTTTAGCAGCAATAAATCCAGCGGCACTACCTACAATTAATAACATAAATCTTACTTCAACTGAATATTCTTTGAATTTATTCTTGTATTTATCTGCTAATTCTTCATAAATTTCACTATCACCTGTTGTCATCTTTAAATGTTCAGGAAAACCATCTAATGTATCTTTTAATCCAAAAGGGTCAAACATCTTATTTAATTTATCAACCATGCCTACTGAACCAAAAACCATTGATTTGAAAAATTCAACACTATTCTTTTTACTAATATTTGCACGATGAAATTCAATTTCAGCACACATTTCATGATAATCTGAATTATAAGAAAATTCTTTAGTTAAAATAACATGATACGTATCTTTAATATATTTTAATTCAGCGAATTTTTGTAATCGTTTTAATCTTTTTTGATCTTCTGGTAATGAATCATAGTTATCTTTTGGTACATTAGATGGAAAGCTGTAATTAGGTGCAGGAGCAGAAGTTTCCGCTGGTTTAGGAACACTAGCTCCAAAGAAATTTGAAAAAAAGTTAGGTTTAGCAGTAGGTGCAGGTGCAGAAATAGGTGCACTAGCAGTAAATGGTATAAAATTATTAGCTACAAAACTTCTTTTTGATGATTTTGATCCTTTAGATGATCTACTTGTATCTGAATTAGATCTAGATGATTTTGAAGATCTGGATTTAGAATCAGAATGACTATCAACTTTATCTATAACATGTGAATCACCATCTTCAGTTTCAGTAATATGCGTTAAATTAATATTTTTCTTCTGAGGCTTAATTTTAGTTGGATCTGCAAGCATATCTAAATGTAAATCTGTTGTAGTATCAATATGTGTTTTTGGTTTAATATGGCTCATAATGTTAAGTAGAAACTAAATTATTAATTTTAACGTATAATCGTTTATATTAAAGAACATAATATAAATAATTAATTGGATTTATTTGCTTTTTCTTTATTAAGATAATATCTGTTTTGTAAATTTCCTAAATTTTTAATTTGATCAAAAGATTCTTGATGGAAAATATATTGTTGTGTTAAGTAAAAAGCTAATGCTAATACAACTGACATTGTTAAATCTTTGTTAATTTGAAATGCAATAATTGCTAATAATATAATTCTAATAATCGGATTTTTAAATAAATCTATTACGAATTTTGGTGGTTTATTACCAGAACCTAATGCACTACCATATGCAACAAAGAATAAGATAATAAAGGTAGATAACCATTGGTTAGAAGTTACTTTAACTAAAAGATTATTAACTGCTACAGTAAAGTCATTAAAAGTGGAACCAACTAATTCAGAAGTTCCAGATACTACATTTGAAGTTGCATCTTTTGCTGTATTTACTAAGTTACTCATTTTATATTATTTATTTAGATTAAAAATCTTTAATAATAGTAATTATAAAACTAAATATGAATAGTAGATTAAATTATTCTACTTTAGAAGATGCATGGGGTGTATCTCCTTCTGAAAAATCTAATACTGATATAACAACCGTACCACTAGATAAAAAATTTAAATATAAAAAACCACAAGAAAACATATTATCAATTGATTCAAATGAAATAATAAAACCTATTAGAGAATCTTTTCAACCAGTTAAAAGAAAGTATAATGGTAGTCTAAAAGCATGTGATTTAATAGATGATCATATAAATAAATGTTCTACTTGCAGAAATAAAATTTTAGCATCAAGAAAAAAAGAATATTTTTCATATGATTCAGCAAAAGAAGTAGAGCATTTTCACGATTCTAATAGTATATTAGAAAATTTTACAACTGAAAATTTAAAAGAAACTTTTGAAAATATTACACCCAGTCAAAAAAATCTATTAATTATAATTTTATACGGTATTTTAGTAATTCTAATTTCTGATTTAGTAATTAAGGAAAATGACTAAACGTAACATTAGTAAACTACTAATATGCGGAGGAGGTTTTAAATTTTTTTATTTATATGGTGCTATAAAATATTTAGATGAAATTAATATTTTACAGAATATTACAGAATATATTGGAGTATCAGCTGGTGGATTATTATGTACATTATTTTCAATAGGATATACACCAAAAGATATAGAATTATTTATATTAGAATTTAATTTTGAGAAATTATTGGATCCACATTTGGATAGTTTATTAGAGAAAAAAGGATTAGATAATGGAGAAATTAAAAAAGTAGCAATTCAACAATTTTTAATGAAAAAAAATATTGATCCAGAAATTACATTTAAGCAATTATATGAACTAACAAATAAAAAAATTAATTTTATTGCTGCAAACTTGACATTGAATAAATTAGAGATACTTAATTATGAAACATATCCAGATATGGAAGTTTGGAAAGGATTATTAATAACAACTGCATTACCATTTTTATATGAACCAATTCATTATAATGAACAATATTTAGTAGATGGTGGAATATTTGATAATTATCCAATACAATTATTTAATGATGATTCAATAATAGGTATTAATATGATAAATGACATTAATAATATTGATTTAAATATAGATTTTTTAAATTACTGCACCAAAATGATAGAATTAACTTATAATTGGCATGTAACACATAAAATAGAACATTATAAAAAATATACGATTGAAATTAAAACACATAATGCATTAGAATTAATTAATACTGAAATAACCCATGAAGAAAGAATAAAAAGAATTGATCATGGATATGAATGTGCTGTACAATATTTTATAGAAAATAAAGAAGATTCACCTGAAACAACTGAAAAACCAGAAGAAATACAAGAAATACAAGAAATACAAGAAATACAAGAAATACAAGAAATTCCAAAAGAAACAGAAGATATTTATGCATTTAATGGGGGAATTGATTATATAATATAAACTCACTTCGTTCCTAAATTTTCAAATGAAAATTTGTTCGTTTTACTCACATGGACTAACGTCCATTTAAGGTTTTT